CCGCCTCCGACGAGGCTCCCCCGTCTTCATGAATTTTCGTTTTCCTTTTCCGAATTCATTCGAGGAGCGTTTTCCCATTTCCCCTTAGTTTACATAATGGTTGTTCTCGGTAGTTACTCCTCACCAGCAAACAGATCAGCAATACTGATAGGTGCTGTGTTGTCCTTGTGTTCCTTACTCAGATTAAACTTACGATCCATACCAAGAGACTGAACGAACTTGAGGAACTTACTATCATAGTCAATGTCAAACTGGATACCATTGATAGCTTCTCCTGCATCAGCATACTCCTTACGTTGGTTAAGGATGAAGTTCCTTAGTGCCCTGTCTAGAGTCAGCACATTGATAGGGTCTAGGTCTAGCTCGGGTATGTAGTGGTTCATCATCTGGATATAGAAGGCATCCTCTTGAGCGTCCATAGTGAAGCCCCCATATAGTCCATACACAAAGTGTGCTCGTGGGTTGAGGTTAGCTAGGGAACGCTGTCTTGCTTCCTCAGTCTGTGCCATAGGGGCTAATCCTCCATGAGCTTCACAACGAGTCTTACCCTCTACAGGGGGTTTGCTACAGATACGACCATTCTTGATTCTGGCTCCACAGATAATGTCTACATCCTTTAGTAAGTCCTTGATGAGCTCATACTTCTTGATCCTTGCTTTGTCATACTTCATATCGTTTAACTCTTGGATAGCCGCCTCGGGGTCTTTCTTGGCTTTCCTGATGTAGTGTCTAATGTGTTCTGCCTCGTGTTTTGCTTCGTAATCCTTGTCTTTCCAACTTTTACTCATATGTATTCCTCCTTATTAGCTTCTGGTGTCAGGGAACGAGAAGGCGACCTCATCGGGGTGGGGGTGATCCTATATGGTGTAACGATTCGTTACCCCTTTTAGTCAAACCCTCTTAGTCAACCCTTTTGAGTTTTCACCCTTTGAGTATTCACCTTTTGAGTCTCAACCCTTGATAATCCAACAATTATAGAGTTTAACTTCTAAGGATTGCTTTCTCAGCTCTACTATAAAGTTTAACTTTTGAGGTTTCCTTTTTGGCTGTCTCGTAAGTTCTTACTTTCAAGGTCAAACCAAAAATAAACCTTAAAATTTTAACTCTTTTGGTTGAACAGTTACACACCTTATTTTTGCTCTTTATATTCAATTATGGGAACATTCTTGTATCCCTTACAGTTATCACATTTGATCTTTACAAGAAGCTCCCCGATAGCGTCAAACTCCTTAGATTGCTTAACGTCTCCTAAAATGGACTGACAATCTGGACATCTTAACATGTTGCACCTCCTTAGTTGAACTCATTAGTCTATATCTCGGTAAATTATTGGTGGCAGATCAAATTCGAGTACATCTTCTTCTTGTGGGTCTATAAGCATTGCCGCCTCGAATGGATTAGTAGCACCCAAGTAAATGCCATTCTCCTTGAGTATTTCCTCAATTTGTGCTTTTACCTTCTCAAGCTTACTCATTGTCATCTTCCTCCTCAGAGTGTATCCATCTTTCTTTTCCATCATCTTGATTTACAGCTAAAATGATCAACTGATCAGGGTCAATATCAAGGTATACACCGTATTCCTCTTCAAGTGCTTGTACTCTTTCGCAAAACTCCTTTAGAATGCTCATCAGTTTTCCTCCTCATGGTTACCATCGCATTTGTCTTCCCAACAAGCTAAACAGTCAATCGAAAAAGGCTTAAAGTGTTCGTCACAACAATTAGTCTGACAAGCCGTACACCATAGACCATCTTTTTGCTCATCCATTCAATTTATCCTCCTTCAATTACCCCCAGAATTAAGCTAATCAACATTTTAGGGTTATCCTTACAAAGCTGTCTCTCTTCTTTCATCCACATCAGTAATGGCTCTTTGTAGTGCCTTCTGTATAAACTCATTCGCTTCTGGCTCAATGGGTCAAGCCATCCTTTGACCTCTATCCAGCATCCAAACTCAGGTAACCAAAAGTCAGGCAAGTAAGACTCACCACTTGGGAAGTATAACCTTTCTGGCTCATACTCATAAGCGATCCCTAACTCAGTTAGCATCTCAGCAAGTTCAATCTCCCAGTTTGATCTGAAAGCCTCTTGGAGGGTGTGACTCCAATACTTGTGGTGCTCATTGGTTGATTGCTTTTTGCTGGCTCTATGTAATTCCTTTGCTCTTTTTATTGCATCCCTAAAAGAGTTAAACTCCTCAGATGAACCACTGAGGTAATACTTATTGTTAACCTTGTTTATTTGTTTATAATCCATATAGGACACCTCAATAGTTAACTAATAGATAAACTATATAGTATACCTATTACATAACTAATTATTTATTTAAGATTTACTAATAGATTACTAAAAGGAAAACTAATAGAGTTAAGTACTTCTTTGAGTACTCTCTTAGTGACTATATTTTTTCCTTTTTAGTTTATCTATTAGTACTGTTACGAAAAGTAAACACTTAACATATGGGGTAGATGGTCGCAAACCTTAATGTATCAAGGGTTCAAGGTGTGTTTGTCCTCTTAACGTATATACCATATGTTCTAAAAATAGGTCACATTTTGTTGTTGACATGCATAAAATAACATGTTAGTATATTGATAGATTCAAAACTAGAAAGTATGACTCAGGTCATAGAAAGGGGCAAAATATTGAAGACAATCCGAGAGTCACTCATAGAGGATTATATCAACGAGATCAGTACAGAGGTACAGTTTCAAAGGAAACTCAAGAGAAAAGCCGAGGATGATCTCAAAAGGATCAATAAACGCCTCTCCGAGTTAGAGGATGAATGGCATAAGATGGACATTGAGCTTAAACACCATCAGTACAAGAGAGGAGAACTTTAAATGACATTTCTTGAAGAGGTAGACGGTCGCAGTATCACAGTTCGCAACATTGATTATACTATTGAGGTGCTCTCTGGAGAGGAAATTGATGATATCACAGGGGAAAAGGTTTTTGGGGTTGCTTCTGATGAAGATTCCAAGATTTACTTACGAGCTGGCATGAACGATGACAGAGCTAAGCAGGTTTTTCTCCACGAGCTCTTACATGTAATGTTTTATGAGTCTGGCTATACTTTCGAAGACCCAGACCAAGAGGAGACAATTGTAGAGGCGCTATCTCTGGTAATGCGGGATATGAACCGACTAGGCAACCTCGTTGTCCATCTCGATAATTCAGAGAATGAGTTTCTTACAGAGTTGGACGAAGCTGTCAGTTGTGAGCTAAACGGGGAAGAACTGTACACTAAGCCAGAGCCACTATTCAAATTGCCAAAGCTCTTTAAGGCTCCTCTATTGTTTTGCAATAATGAAGAGTTTGACCCTAACAAGCACTATAAAAAACCAAACATGAACTTCGAGGATAAGTCAACGGTCGATTATTACCTTGTTGAGACCAAGACAAGAACACACAAAATAAGCGAGTTCGCATATGAAAAAATTGCCCCCTATATGGATGACCCAGATACAACGATTGTCGATGTGTTTGACTATATAGACGAATGTCTTGTAGATATAAAAACTAGTGAGATTACTGAGTTGTATAAATTACAGCCAGTGCCACTCAAGGAGGAAAACTAATGTATACAATTATTGATTTTGAAACTACAGGTCTTGACCACACTGAAAACCAAGTTATCGAGATTGGCGCTATGAAGATTGACTCAACGGGTTATATCATGGACACATACCATAAGTATGTACGACTCAGTAAAGGGAGACAGCTTGATCCCAAAATTGTTGAGCTCACTGGTATTACTGAGGAAACACTTTTCATATTTGGTGTAAATGAGACAACGGCTATGCAGGGGCTAGAGGAATTTATCGGCGATGATATTATCGTAGCTCACTTTGCATCGTTTGATCTTGCTTTTGCTAATAATTATGGCATCGGGGCAACACCATTCTTATGTACTCGATCAATGTTTCAAATGCTTCACCCCAACGAGAAAGCCAGCCTTAAAAACTGTATGGAGTTTTACGGATTTGAATATGTAAATGCTCACAGAGCTTTGAACGATGTAGTCATGACTCTTGACTTATTAAATATGCTTATCGGTGAAGCTAACGAGAGAGGCGAGCTCGTGAGCCATTTCTTGAACGTTATGACCGAGAAGGAAGACAGACCCCTTAAGTTTGTACCAAGAGGCGCTAATGTTATCAGACTTTAGACTCATTAGTAAAATAGGTCTTGCGTAATTAGTATTACTGTGGTAGTATTATAAGTGTTGATCATTCGTTATTCAACAAAATACACACGAGGCTAACTCTGTGAAGACCGTCCATCTAATCGGGGTTAAGCCTCCAAGGAGGCAAAATGTTAGAAGTAACTTCAAAACAAGGTAGAGCTATTAGAGCGTTCTTAGATGAGGTGAAGGAATTATCCTTACAAAAGAGAATTTCACAAGCGGTAACTAATCATGGTTCTTTCGAGGGCGATCTTGCGTTCTTGAATGAATTATCAATGGATGACATCATTACGGTTATCGTCACGCAGGAGTTCAAGGTAGTTTATAGCAAGTTCGAACAACATGAGATTTTGATGAGTTCGTTATATCTAGGCGGAGACCCTATCGTACAAAAGTTTGCTTCATACATCATTGGCTTGAGAAATGCAAACAAGTTTTTCGGAGCCAATTACGATCATCCTATTTTGGATGAAAAGTATATCTTTGTGAATGAACAAGGCGAAGTATATGACTATCCAGAGCAGTTCATCGAAGAGGGTAAAGAATATGAGTACATTCATATGTTCCCTAACAGAATTAACGAACTTGATGAGTTTCTAATCGAGCGTGGCTTATAAGTAAAACAAGGAGGAGCCTTAGAGCTCCTCTTTTTCTGTTTCACGGTACAGTCTGCTTGCTTCCTCGTATATGCTCATATCTTGGCGCTTACCCTGTTCAAAGTCACGTTGGATAAGGCGTTTGATGTAAGTTGAAAAATATTTATGACTCAAAGCGTACTCATACAGAGCCAGCTCCATTGGATCACTTACGTTAAATGCTACAGATTTTACCTTCTTCATTAGAATCACTCCTTTTGTTGTTATTACATAGTATGACCAAGGTGATACCTTTTATACATACTTTTTTAAATTATCCTGTCACAGCAGTTCCAACGTTCTTGAGAATTGTTAAGAATATTGGAGACATCTGGATAAGTACATAACTTAAGCCAGTTTTCATGATGGTTCCCCATGCTCTTTCTGAGTTAAACATAAACATGAAGCAGGCACCTACAAGCATTACTGAACAGACAGGCAACGAGAGAGCAACCAGAAGATCAATTAAAGGGTCAAACGCATGAGCAATTAACTCCATTGACTTTTTGCCAACGTACTCACCCATTCCAGCTTGTTGAACCTCTTGAGCAAACGCCCCCTTAGTTACAACCGCAAAAGGGATTGCCGCCGTTAAGGTCTTCTTAATCATACCACGATCTTTCCTTGGTTTCACCTGTCGATTGTTTCCAGCCATGAAGTCACGAAAAGGGATTACCTCTGTTTTCATTTGAAAAACCTCCTATTTGATGTCCTCTAAGGTGTAAATCACACTAGGGAAGTTCTTGCAAGCATCTCTAAGTTGTTTCCTTCTGTACTCAGTTGTGGTAATGAAGGTAACTACTGGAAAGTGACCCAATTGCTTTGAGACTCTTCCTCGTTTGTATAAACCTTCATATGCTTTTGCCTTCTTGCGGTTCTCCTTCATGGGTTGGGTGAGATCAATCTCTAGGGCACTCCAGTTACTTTGGCTCTTAAACCATGCATCCATGATGATTGTGTTTTCCCCATCAGACATCTTTACTTCATTCTTCCACTGAGCAGGACAACCAGCGTGGATATAGAAACTATTGCGTGCTAATATGTGGTTGACACTTGAGCTTTTCTTCCTGATCTTGTCGCACCCGACATATTCTCTTCCAAGTTTACTCAAGTAATATACACTATCGTAACCCTCACGAAAAGAGTTTAAATAAGGTTTAAGGGATAAAAGGACTTTATTACTATTCCGAATACTCCCTAAGTGGTGCAATCTTCTCAGGTGATCCCTCGTAAGGAAGTCAAACCTCTTCAATGATAACAGAATGCTCTCTTGTCTCTGGCTTAGTCTCAATTGGGTCAACCACCTTTTCTTTGTAGTGTTTGTCAATAGTGATCTTGATTTGATCTGGCTTAATAAGGTATGTCTGGATAGTTCTCCTCTTGTCTGCTGTCTGATATAGAGCACGCCCTCTTATTTCTGGTAATTTCTCGGCTCCAGAGCTGTCAAGGGTAACCCTGCTGGCTACCTCGCTTTGAACCCTAAAGCACACTTTGGCATCGCTATTCTGTTTACACTGACGGGGAATGACATCTCCTGTGGTGTACTGGGTGGCTAATACTTGGCGGAACCCCAATCCAGCTCCAAGGCGTGCTATTTGAGACATGTACTTCTGACATTCCTCTTTGAGTTTGCGCTCTTCTTTTGAGACAGCCTCGGAAGGGTTAAGCTCCCCGACCTCATCAATGATAACGAAGTGGCGGTCTTTTATACTAGCTTCCTGAACACTCTTTTTGCCTTTGCCTCTCAGAGTCCTCTGGGTAGCCCTCATTGATTCGTAAGCCTTCTTCAATGTATTTAGTGCTTCCTCTGGTTCAAACGCAATAGAGGAGGTCTGAGACATATTCTCGTATGCTCCTAGCTCTATGCCACCCTTGAGATCAATCAAATGAAAGTGAACGCTGTCAGGGTTATTTCTAGTTAAGCTGGTTATAATACCGTTAATGAGGTTTGACTTCCCGTATCGAGTTGCTCCACCGATCACCATATGAGGAATGGCTTCAAAGTTGTGAAACACAGAGCCAGTATCCCTTGTAATCCCCATAGGTACTGACCATTCTTTACCACTTTCACAGTATTCAACATGGGAGGGAAGCGCCTCGTTATAAACCTTGAGAGACAGAAGTCCATCAAAGGATAACTCAACCTCCTTAGTAGCACTCAGACGCTTTCTAGTCACCTCTCTGAGGCTTTGAATGAAGTTCCTATCCAATGATACCCCCTTGAGGTCAGAAGGCTTAAAATGGCTCCTACGGTTGTTTAACCCGTCTTGGATAACATGTGCCTTCTGCTCGAAGTCTTGGAAGGATCGACCAAGAGGGAGGCGGTACTTGTATTCAGTTCCCCAAGAGTGATTCACTTTGCGTACTAACTGAGGAGTAAGAACTCGGTCGCCATCCTTGACGTTTAAACCTGAAAGGGTAAATATCTTGTTGATCTTTTGGGAGTCATTGACGGTTGAATTCTTCTTGAAAAAAGCTGTGGCGGCTAACCCTCCGAAAGCTGAACAAGTGAGTAACTCAATGATCATTTCTATTCCTCCTTTGAAGCGCCACCTCATTGGTCTTTACGGAGTAAAGAGTTTCAGAGATCGAGAACCCTGAGAAGCAGGCTTGAAGTGTTGACTCTGCTGGGTTCCTTGAGTTCCTACTCGATGGGGTGCGCTGGTCTTTGATATAGTATAGTATGTGGTACTTGTACGTTATGACTAACAGGAACAAAAAAAAGAACCCTCGGAGGGTTCCTGATTACACACCATATGTTTGTTTCGCTTTCTCTTTAGCTTCCTCAAGGGTTTCATAATTTACTTTGTTGGGGTCTTGTGGGTGCCTTACATTTCCACTACTGTGTTTTACATACCAAGTATACCCCGTTCTATATCTATAAAATACAGCTTTGTTGTGTTCGTTTATCACCAGTGTTCCAAAGCCTACATCATCAATGTCAACCTCTTTAATTTGTCCACACTCTTCATACTCGATGTGTATTCTTTCTTCTGCTTCCTCAAGGGATGAATAGAATGTCTTCTCTCCTTCAATGCACTCTTCATTAGTGATTATGAATATGTCGTTTAAGTGTCCCCCCGAGTGAGATAACTTGATGATTTGTACTTCTTGCTCACAGATTATCGGGTTTTCAAAGTTGATAATTTCAAAGCGTTTCATGATAGTCATTTTAAATACCTCCTTTTTCAAATACCCATCGACTCAGTATAAACTCATCTTTTTCTTCATTGCCGTAATCCTCAACGATCCCTTTTGAGTATAGACTACTCAGTACACCAGAAATAACCCTTTTAGAGAATCCAGTATGATTTTTAATTGTATTAGTAGTAACAGGAAGACCAAACTCAAAAGTATTTTCGATGATTGCGTTTAGTACAGATACCTCTTTTTCTGTCAGTGACACTTCACGAATGATACCTAATTGAATCGCTTCTTGCATGCTGATAATTTCAGTGCATTTCCCATTCATCCATGATACAGCAACCTCATTATCTTCTAGCTTGATTGCTTTTATTTTTACTCCTGAGTTTATTGCAAATTGTAGTTCGCTCATTTTTCATCTCTCCATTTCCTTATTGGTATGACTTAAGTATACACCATAGTATTACCCTTGTCAAACATTTTATACATAAAAAAAAGACTCCTTTCGGAGCCTGCTTAGTTACCTAAGAATTTTTTCAATTTAGTTAGATGCTCAATCACTTCGCCAACTGTATTGAAGTACATATAAGCAGGATTCGGATTCTCTTTGTTGGTGTGTCTGTGTGTTACCTTTACAAGATGATCTCCCATGACTTCGACAAGCGCCTCTGTGTCTTCCTTTCTTGTGTCTGCTGTGAAGATTGGTAAAGTGTAAGTTGTGTCGTTTACCTTGTTGATATCTCCGAATGTTTTCACCGCTTGTTTTTGAATGTCGTTTGCTAATGTTTGAATGTTTGTCATTTTTAATCTCTCCGTTTCCTTTGGTATGACTCTAGTATATACCATAGTAAGACCAGAGTCAACACTTTTGTTAAAAAAATAAAAAACCCCTCAAAGGGGGTTCACGATGTTAGCACAAAGCCCAACATAATCAGGCTGAATATAAAACCTACAAGGAATAAACCGTTTTCGTTTTTGATACCATGAGTCAGCATACCAACTAGACCCCACACACCGAATATGATATAGACTGTGATCATAAATGATGTCGCCATATCAAGCACCAGCCGTGATAGTAAAGTTGTGTGAGTCATACAGTCCGACAAGACCTGTATAGTTCGACTTGCTGTATAGCTTGAACCTTACAAAGTAAACACCAGAGCCATGCTTCCTCAATTGGTATAGCTTAGCACTCTTAAGTGGTGTAGACCCTGTAAAGGAGCCTGTAAAGGTAGCTGTAGGGATGATCTGTGAAGATGTGCTCTTGTAGATTACAGCCTTATAGTAATACTTCTTGGAGCCTTTCTTCTCAGCTTTAAAGTCAACCGTTGTTGCTTTAGTTGTGTAGGTGTAAGCATCTACATAGACCCTAGCCTTGACACCCTTATCAGATGTACTCCATCCACCCCATGCGGCTTGTGCTGGAGTGGCGATACTTGTGAATAATACTACTAGGGTAATACCAACAATCATCATAAGTTTTTTCATTTTAGTTTTCCTCCTTGATAAATCCGTTTTCTTTTAACTCGTTATACATAGCCGTTAAAATGTGAAGCTCTTTTGGGGTAAATGCATTAGCAGTATACTTGTTGTATATATTCTCGGCTGATGCTCTTAGTTTATAATCTCCAGTGAGGACGGCTCCAAGAATGTCATACTTGTGTAGTTTACTGAGTTGGCTGTACTGGCTTGCAATTGCCCCAGAGTGTAAAATCAAATGAATGACATCCCTGTGAGGCTTTTCGTTGCATATCCAACTCAAGTTTTCCATCTCTTCGAATTCTTTTTGGCTTAGATACAGCATTTAGATTGCCTCCTCGTTAGTTACTACTTGATCGTTCCATGACTCGAAGGTTTCAGCTAGGATGTGTTCTCCTCCTAGGAGTTTGCCAGTGAGGTAAATAGCCTGCTTAGAGTAATCAACCTTTTCCGATGGTATGTTAGAGGTCATAAACTTTCCGTCGTTCCTCATGAACATTACCATGCCGTAAACGTCAGTGCCAATAATTCTGAGCCGTGCTTCATAGTGATTATCCATTAGATGAGTCCCTCCTTCTCAAGTCTGGTTATAGCCGCCTCAATAGCCTCGGTTTGCCTGATCATACCATTGCATTCAAAGCCATCAATCATCTCCTTAAGAACGCTTTTGACGCTCTTCTGAATTTCCCAAGCCCCGCCAGTAACAATATATAGCAGGTCATTGAATGGAACCTTGTTGAGTGGCTTAAAAGCACCTTCCCAGTCTCCGTAATTACTGATGACAAAATCAGCCATCTTCTCTCTTTTTTGTACTGGGTCATTAGTTAGCTCGCTAAACCTTTCGATCAAGTGTTCAAGTGCTTCACCTTGTTTGCTTGGTAGTACAATTGTTCTTGTTTTATTCATCTTATTTTCCTCCTCGGTTTTCAAATTTGGCAAACAGTGTGTCAATCAATCGTGATCCCCACCAAAGGGTATTCACAACAACAAACAGTATTATTAGTATTGCTACAGTATGACTCATAGTGAAAATTCAGCTCCTTCGCTTTGCTTACTTGTATCGTACCACGAAGACAATTTACTTGTCAATACTTTTTTGTTATATGCTTTTTCCTGCTCTCTTCTAGCTGTAGCCACTGAGCATTTAAACAATGGAGCGATAAACTCCTCAAGGTTAAACCCGCAATACCTCATAAAGATCATGTCGTCTCCTCTATCCTTGTAAGGGCTATTTTCAACTTTGCAATAGTGAACAATCTGGTCAATTTTCTGTTTGTTTGCTGGCTCGTATTTCCTCTTGAGTTGCTCCCCTAGCTCTTTGATTTGCTTAGAGATGGCGCAACTCTCAAGACATTCTCTTTCGGGTAATGTGCAAGTAAGTTCGTGCTTTTCCTCCAGTAGTGTGATCTCATGCAGGATTTTTTGTCTTCTGTTCATGTCGTTTCAATCTCCTCTCGTATCTCTTGATGAATCCTATAACGTCAAACTCAATTGGTTTACCTTTTGGGTCTGGTATTTCCTTGATGTAAAACACAGTAATAACTCTTTTGGTTGTTGGGTTGAACACAGCGGTAATCCGCTTGCCTTTAAATTTCTTGATCGATCTCATGATGACTCTTGGTTCATTGCTATCAGTGATGCATAGCTTTATGAGTTCGACTCTTCCAGTGAATGCCTCCCAGAATAGCTCCTTACTAATCTTTCTAGTCTTGAGCCTCTCCTCGGCGTGCTTAGCGAAGGTGTAATCTAAAGGGTGTGCACCCCTGAACCAATCGTGTAAAAAGTATTCCGCTTCCTCTGTGAGTTGACCTCGTTTGATGACTGTTTTGCTTACTGACATTGAGGAAGCACCACCTTGTCATAGTCTCTAAAGTCTTTTAGGAATTCCTTGACATGACCATCAAAGTTCCCTGATACTTCTGACTCCCAGCGGAGCATACGAGGTATATAATCTGGGATGTGCTTCATAGGTTGATCATTCACAACATGATCCAAGAGGTATGCTTGATACAGGAGTTCCCATTTAGCGTTCTCGTAGCACCATTTAGTTTCAAGACTGTGAGGGTCAAAGCTCCCATACTCGAAGCATCCTACATCAACTATCATGAGGTCTCCCTCGTAAGTACACATAACGTTTGCTTGATGGAGGTCTGACGGCAACACCTCGGCACGTTTACAGTCTTCTAAGAATTGTGAAATTCTTTTGAGTTGTTTCTCAAGGTCGAACCCTAAAAGGGATTTACTATGGATGTCACATACGTTTTCCCCTACCACTCTATCGACTATCATGAATCCTGCGTCAACTTGGTCAGAGTAAGCGTAAACGTTTGGAGTCATATCTGAATGGTTGAGCTGGCTTAAGATGTAGCCATCAGGCATTTCCTCACCAAGGTTGTGTAATAGCTTGATAGCCAGATTACCCCCGAGTCCGAATACTTCTCCAAAGTGACCCTCACCAATGTAAGTTAACTTGTGCTTCATGATGAATCTGTCTCGATCCTCTTGACTGTCCAGTGACTCATAGTAGTCTTCAATAAGTTGATCTTGCGTGAAATTAAAACCTTCTAATACTTCTACCTCAAGTACGTTAAAGTCACCAATGCAAATTGTCTCCCAATGTTTCGCCATGTTTCTCATTCCCCTTTCGTGTTGGTAATGCTGTGGTATTACCTTGTTAATACATAGTATAGATGAAGCCTGTCCAGAGTGCAAGAACTTTTTTAAAAATATACCTATTTATTTTCGACAAAAAAAATACACCCCAGAAGGGTGTGCTAAATTTGATTGACCAAGTTTTGATATCGAACTGTAAGGTTATGAACCTCGTTTTCTAGCTCGTCTATTCTTTCCTGCATCTCCTCTTTGGTTGTTTCTAAGGAGTATTCTCTGTTTTTTAACTTGTGTATTGTATCGTTATAATGCTTATCTTGAGAGCGAACAAGGTCTTCAAGCTCGGTAATTTGTTTTCTTGCCACTTTCAACTCAAGGCGTGCACCGTTGAGCTGGCTCCTATCATCCATCCAAGCATCATAACACTGTTTGAGCGCCTCATCTTTTTCTACAAGTTCAGTAGTGATAAGCGCTTTGTTGTAGAATAAATTCTCAAGCCATTTCCACATTAGTTATTTCCTCCTTGGATTTTGTAGACCAGCTCGGTGATCTCGTTAGCAAAGTCTTTTGGTGTTCCGTTGTTTGTGATAACATAGTCAGGCTCAAAACTATCGAGGGTGCTCTCTGTCTCTCCGTTTAGATACTCTGGACTCACTGTCTCTCCAAGTTCGAGCATCCTTGAAACACGAATGGACTTTAAGGTGTCGACCCTCACAAAGACGAACCCTTGTGACTTTAAGAAGTCGTACTCGTTTTGTTGTCTGCAATCAGTGTTAACGAGTGAGCGTCTAGGATTATTAAAAAGTCGTATGTGTTCAATTTCGTCTTTTACTTTCTTGACCCACACATCAGGATCAATTTCTCTCATGGCTTGACCATATTTGATCAGCTCTTCAACGGGCTTTGGCTCCATAGGGATATCTGGAAAGGTAGCGTGAAAATGACTTTTTAAGTGTTTCCCGAACGATGCATGATAAGTCAGGAACCCCATATTTTTTATGATCATTGCCGCCTCGTCTTTTCCACTTCTGCGCTTACCATAGAAAGCTATATCAGGTAATGTTTTATAGAACTTGTTTAAAGACATTGACATTATTTATCCTCCTTGAAGTCGCCAAGATTGTTCAAAGTCCATTGATGGAAGAACGACTCAATTATCCTTAACTCCCTGATAGTAAACGTTCTGCCGTTAGCATTCTTTGTCTTGCTTGCTGACCAGACAGAAAGCTCTCCAGTGTTAACATTGTAGTCCATAAGGATTGGTGCTCCATACAAACAGATATGCTCAGAAGAAGTCCTCCGAGGGGAAACTTCTCCAAGGTCTAGCTCTCTGGAGATGTCTTCCTTTAGCTTCTTTGCGTAAGCTGTCCATCTCCATTGTTGGATGCTGTAGAGGTTATACTTCATGGGTATACACCCCATTAAAATAAAGCTCGTCACCTATTTCATCCATTGCAACACCAATATCCCACTGGTTTTTTTCTGCTTCCTCAAGGTTATCGTGAATACGTGATACTTGATTGATAACTTTCAAAACCTTTAAAAAAACGGTGTTTATTTCATCTTGAGTCATATTGTTTTTTGATTTCAACATCCCGTAAATTTCAATCAGGTTATTTCTAACTGAGATCGTCTTTTCTTCCCCAGCGCCATTTGTCATACAGTATCGCTCCTTTACTTAGTAGTATGCTTATGAGTTTGCCAGCCAAGGCAAGCAGTGTGACATATACAAACAGGAATGCCACAACCGCAAGCCCAGCTAGGAAAGTTAAAAAGAATGTCATAAGTTAAAGCCGCCGTGAATAACTATGTGGTATAGAATGACTGTGGTAATAACATTGAGGAACAAAGCAACCATACAGACGACCGTCTTGATGCCCTTAGAGTTTATAATTTCGATCACGGTTGAAATACAAGCAAGTATTCCGACAATGAATACTATCCACATTACGAATAAAGTCATTTAGTTTCCTCCTAGTGTATAAAGCATGAATACAACTAACAATATAGAGACAACAAGGTGAACATTGAACTCGAATTTATCCTCATCGAGAACCCTAGCAAGTACAAATCCAGAAACTGAAACTATAAAGTAGAGGGATACTAAGATCACAGTCAGCAATGTCATTTGTCGAACCCTCCTCTACCGTGACAACGATCACAAGTGGTATACTCACGAGTGCCACCAATGTTGACAACTAATTTTCCTTTGCCATGACAACTAGCGCATTTGATGAGTGGCACCTTCTTAGTTGACAACTTAAGAATATCTGATCTCTTCATGCTGAGAATTTCCTCGGCGGCGCTCTCATATTGTCCACACTTTGGTTTCAATAGCTTGCCAGTTTTCTCTGAGCGTCTTACATCAACCCAGCGTTCTCCACCAAACATTTCCTCTGCCTTGGCACATCTGACTTGTTCTCCTGTACGGGGCATGTCTTTAAAGTCTTTGGCAAATTTGCAATGGTAACAACTCATGAGTATTGCCTCCTTATAGTTTCGTATATTTGTCAATCAGGTCTTGCCTTTTCAGAACCCACCAGACGTATATCCAGAGAGGCAACTCCTTAAGCCGCCTCATCATGATTCTTCCGCCTTGACGAATTGCTCAACCGCTGTAGGGAAAAGCTCTTTAGCAATAACAAGAACCGCCTTGGCATACTCTTGAATTTCTACCTGACTATCTTCCTCAAGTCGTTGGGCTAGGAAATGACAGATACTTTGTAGGCTTCCAGTCCACCAGTAGCGAACGTACAATCCGTAAGCTGGTAAGAATAGCCTTGCTTGCTCGGTGCATACTCCCATTTTCAAGGCATCCTCATAAAGTTCAATCCCTTCGAGTTGGTGCTCATACAAGAACACTGAAAGTCTTTCTCCTACTTTTCTTTCAAGTGGCTCTCCTGATCCCTGCTTAGAGTTCTCTGGAGCACTTCTCCATTGGTGAGGTAAAGGAAGGTAAAACTCTACATCATCGTTTACATATCTTCGAGAGCCTTCGTTCCAAGCGTCCATTGTATGGTCAGAGCCGACAACGTACTTCCAATGCTGGCGTGCAACCATAAGAGGTGCATACATTTCGAGTTGCAATGTAGCGTGTCTAAACGGTGAGGTGTGACCCTCTCTAGCTAAGAACCTGATCAAGCGTTTGTCTGCCTCGGTTAGCTCTAGTGCTTCCTTGTGGTAGGAAACTCTGGCGGCATTTGCTACCGTGAGATCGCTCCCCATGTGATCCTTGTATCGTACATACCCTTTATCTAATACCTTGATGTGGCGCTCATATTTATTTGTCATTACTTTGTTACCTCCTCTAAGTCTTTAACAAGTTGCTTTAAAAATGGTACGTGGTCTTTGTTGAGAATGAAACACGCATGATTACCACCATACTCTGCTACATTTACCGCAATGTCTTTGTCTTGGGTGTCCACCTGATATTCGATCCGACTAGGAAAAGACTCATCAGCGTCAAATACTCTTTCTGATTGGTGTAGTTCGCTGTGTGGGTGCTCATACTGTGTTAAATGTGGGAACTTACTCATTTGATCTCCATCCCTTCGAGGTACTCCCTCATGTTTTTGATTGCTCGTTCTTTTGCTTGGCGGGTTGCCTGCTTGGACATTTCAAGTTCCTCCGATGATTCCTTGAGTGACCACCCTCGAATAACAATGAGGTTCACAACTTGTTTTTGTAAATCTGTCAAGCTATTGAAGGCGGCATACAAGTTGGCTGTCTCTGGTGTGATCTCTCGTTCGTCTTCCTCAGTGTTTAAAATGGAGCGAACCTCATCAATGAAGTCTACACCCTCTGGGAGTGCTTTTTCGTTTATCTTTGTGTCAGCTACAGCATTAAAGAATGTATTGTACACTCTGTTATGTAGCTTCCCGATGATGAGAGCCGCAAAGGTTCCTTGTGTGACATCATACTCATAGCAGAGCTGGAAAAAGTGCATCATGATCTCTTGGAATAAATCCTCTTTGTCTTGGGCTGTCCAGTCAATTGTGATAGTTGATCCTGCTCGGTTCTTTGGTTTGTGAGGTACATTGTAGATGTATGAAATCACATCAGCGTACTTCTCAAGGAGTTGAAACCCACATTGTTCATTTCCTCTAATGAATCCTCCGACTAGAAAGCGGTCTGCGCTTTGGTCTCTCTTGATGGGTTGAACCTTTTTGGAAATCTTCGCTCGGAACTGATCTAACTCTCTTAAACTATTCATTGTTTATCCTCCTTGGTGTGTCTCTAGTATAACCTTGGTCATACTTTTAGTCAATACTTTTTTGTGTGAATCTAGCAATTAATTCAGTTTTGAAGTCTGGCAATGGATCACCTAGTCTATCAACCTTTTTGATATCACCTTCCTTGATAGCTTTCCTGATCTTGCGGTTGTGTTTAAGGTTTGGCTCCCTGATCCATCCACCATCTATATTACTTTTAGAGACACAGATCAGTTCATCATCAAAGTTCGCAAAGAAGAGTTTCTCTTTTAGTTTAAACTCAGGGGTAAGCATCCCCTTTACGTCTATGACAAGTTTTGTTCCACAAGGGAACTTGAGAAGAAAGTCAGACTTGTATGTTATTTGTCTAAATGTTCGACCATGCTTTGTAAACTTATCAAGAATAACGTATTCGGGTTGCAACTCATAAGTGAGCCCGAATAGTGGTTGTATCTCTTTAATCCATAAGTAAAACTGTCCTTCTGCTTGGCTGTCAAATACTATTCCGTCAATCTCTGTTTTCTTTGCATTGTACTTTCCGTTACGCTTCTTCATAGTGCACCCCATCCAGTTTTCTTAAATGGTTCACATGATCCATCCTGAAACTTGAAGCAGAATTTACACTCGAAAGGTCTAATATTCTTAGGAAAGTTGTTTGTCTCCACAGCTTTCACAATCTCATCTACCACAAGTCTTGTTCTCACTAGGATATCTGAGACAGAGAACTCAACCACTGGAGCACGCTGATTGGTGAACCTATATACTCCGTCACCTTGGTGTATAGCTGTCTGGAACTTATCTATGACAGGGTGATAAAATTGTACAGCTTTTGGGTATGCTCCAAACTCAGAGTGAATCTGAGCGACATATAAACCTAGCTGTAAGTCATCTTGTAGGTATTTTTTACTCTTAGGGTTTGATCCTGTTTTGTAATCTGTCACGATCCAACTAGAAGGGTCGTCTTTATCTCCATCTATTCTGTCAACGAAGGATTTCATAAGAGGTATGCCTTCTCCAATGTCTGCGATGAATTCCCGTTCTACAAAACATGGTGCCGTCTCGTTTGAGTAATTCTCTAGGAAGTGATCGAGAGCGCTAACACCCTTCTCGTACATCTTGTGAAAGTCTTCCTTGTCGATAAACATTGATTTGTCATATTGCATAACACCTTTGTTGTACATTTTCATCATATCTCTTCTGGAAAGCTCTTTGTCATTTTGTTGTGCTCTGCTGTGTGCCTCAAACACTTCGTGGAGGTTGCTTCCTGCAATGGTATACTTGTTTCCGTTTGACCTCTGACCAGCAACATAAGTTAGGTAAAACTCATGAGGGCAACTCATGAAGGTGTTTAGCTGTGAGTAAGATGCCCTCTTAAGTGGGTAGTCTGCTCTTGCCATAATTAGTCCAACTCCTTAATGGTATCAACAATCAACTTTTCTCCGTCTCGTCTGCCTTCTGCGATTACCTTTGTATTTTTCTTGATTACATCACTATTTGATCCGTAGATGTGGCTAAAGATGACAAGCTCTCTGATACCCTCTTGAGTGTCTACAGAGGCAAACGCCATGCGGTTACCGTTCTTATCGTTGAATGCTTTTACTTTTGATACTTGACCTGCGATGAATGCTCCTTTTACCCCATCAGGGAATGAATTCCAAGGTTTGAGGTGGTACTTATCCATTGGGTTGTACGTTACATATACCCCTAGTAACTCCTTTTCCTCATCAGCCATAATGTTTTCGTTCCACTCCATGGCTTTTGCTTCCTCAATGGTCTTCTTTGGGTCTTTCTTGAGTTCGAGGTATTTAATATAAATGTCCTTCCGAGTTAATTCAGGGTGAAGGCTGTCAAAGGCTCCTGCAAAGATCAATGGTTTCATAGCTCGCTTTGTCACGACTCTCTTATTTACTCTCTCGAACACATCATCTATCGAGGTGAACGGTCTATGCTCCAATAGTTCGATTACAGCTTTCTCTCCTACTCCGTTAATCATCCCCATTGGGAAGATGATACGACCTTGAGAAGCAACGAATGAAAGTTCTGACTTGTTTACATCTGGTGCAATGACCTCAAAGTTTTCTCTCTTGATATCTTGGAACACTTTAGCCAATGTCTCTTGGTCTGACATTTTACTCGTGAGTATCGCTGACATGTAGTGCTCTGGATAGTAATGCTCCAGAAATACCGTGAGGTATGTCAACATAGAGTAAGCTACTCCGTGGGACTTATTGAATCCGTAACCCATGTACTGGACAATACGATCCCATAAGTCACCCATCTGAGCTATAAACTCAACGTTGTCTTGATCATAATCGAAGTTCGAAACAGAGTCCCAGATAAATTCTGCTCTTAGTTCTTCAAGTTGTTCTGCACTCATCTTACGGAGCTTGTCACCTCGTCCGTAATCCCATCCAGCAAAATGATGTACAAGTTGCATAACGTGTTCCTGATAAGTGATAACCCCGTAAGTCTCACCTGTGATTTGTTTTTCCTCTGGGTGGCTGTATCGCTCTTCCTCTCTGCCATTCTTGATATTGGCATATCTCCAAGTATCTCCAGAGGCTAAAGCTGGTGGACGGTACAAAGCGTTGATCGCTACAATGTGTTTAAACTCAGTAGGTTGAACTTGTTTACACAAGTCACGCATTCCGCTAGAGTTAAGCTGAAAGGAGTTGCTTGTCAAGCCCTTCGAGATGCGTTCATATACCGCTGGGTCGTCTGCACGTCGGGCGATCTCGTATATATCAAGGTCTTTCCCTGTTTCTTTTTTGATTGACTCCAAGCATGATCCCACGATGGACAATGTTTTCAGACCGAGAAAGTCGAACTTGACTCCTCCCATTTCCTCTACATCATCTTTGTTCCACTGGACGGCTGCCTCTTCTTTGGTGCCGTGCAAAGGGAAATGGTTTGTTATATCATCTGGTGTAATAAGAATGCCACCAGCATGGATTGATGTATTGCTGATAACACCCTCGAAGGCTTCTGCCATTGTGAATACATCCTCAAGAGGAATCCTCTTACCATGTTTTGTCTCAACTGTTTCTTTTCTCATCTTCGCTAGTTTTGGAACAACTTGGTATACCTCTTCGATGAGCATATTGTCAGGGATCAAATTTGTGATCTCTTGAGACTTTCCAAAGGGTACATCATAAATCATCAATGCATTCTTGAAGGCTGATTTTGCAGACATCTTTGTATAGTTCGTCACTTGAGCGACTCGATTATATCCGTACTTCTCTTTAAGATAAGTGAACAACTCGTGGCGGCGCTCTGACTGGATGTCTGTATCAATATCGGGCATCTTCTGTCTGGTGATATCTAAGAAGCGCTCGAAGAACAGACCATGTTTGATTGGGTCAACCTCTGTGATATCCAGAAGGTAAGCGACAAGAGAGCCAGCTCCAGAGCCACGACCGAAGTTGATCAAGATGCCTTGCTCCTTACACCACTTGATAGCGTCAGCCACGATAAGGAAGTAATCAATGTAACCCTTTTGAGAGATGACTCCTAGTTCAAACTTAACACGTTCTACATAAGTCGTTGTAACCTTTGGAATTTTTCTCTTGAGTCCGTCCTTAATCATTGTTTGAATCTGTTTTAAGCTCGTCATGTCTCCTTCTAGTGGGAAAACAGGCAAAAGGTCTTTATCCTTTTTGAGATCGAAGTCAACTTTGTCGGCAACCTTTCCAGTGTTGTTCATTGCCTCGATGACTTGATCTTTTGGGTAGCCCTGACTAATGAAGTCCATAAAGACCTGCTTACTACCCTTGAGCCAGTAGCTTTCCTCACTAGGGTAAGCTGGAGGGTCATCCATTGTGGCTTTCCTTGCTAGGCAAAGCATTCCTTGGTGAGCCTTCATGTCTGCTTGATCCACATAGTGAACGTCACAAGTTGCTAAAAGAGGTACATCTTCCTCAAGTGAAGCCTTGAAAAGAAAATCGTTAACCATCTTTTGTTCAGACATTGGAGTTGGTTGCACTTCAAGGTAAAAGTCTCCCAATGCATCAAACTGTCTAATTAGCTTACTAGCCTTATTGTAATCTCCGTTAAGGATAGCTTGAGGGATAACACCAGCAAGGCAAGAACTCGTTACTACGACCCCCTCAGAGTGCTTTACGAGGTCATCAAAACTAAAGCGTGGTCGACCATGAAACCCGTCAATGAATCCTATGGATGATAACTTCATAAGGTTTCTGAATCCTACCTCGTTTTTAGCAAGTAACAATTGGTGGTAATGCTTCTCGGTTTTATCTGCCTTATCTCCCATTGTCATATAACCTTCAAAGCCAGCGATACCCTTGATGCCTTTTTGCTTTGCGAGGTTCATGAATTCGGGAATGCCGTGCATGGCTCCATGATCTGTGAGTCCGATGGCTTTTTGTTTGTTCTCGATAGCTCGATCAATTAGTTTATCTATTCGGGAGTGTGCATCCCTTTCCGAGTAACAACTGTGGTTGTGCAACTGAACGAAACAAACTTTACACATTGTGTATCCTCCTTATTTCTTTGTAATGTCATAGAATGTTGGGTCTTGAATCTTCAAGGCTCCCTCAATTCCATGGTACATTACCAGTAAGCTAAAATCTTTGGTAAACCTTCTGAGTCCGTACTTGTTCATATAACGCCTGATAGTTCTCTGTTCACATCCAAGCATGTTGGCTATCTCAATTGTTGATAAGCCCTCTGTGTAATACATGTAAGCTAACAACAAGGGGTTCTTGTATGAATTCTCATAAAATGCTGGCATCTCTCCGACCTTGCTCAATATAGTATGTTCTACCGCTATATTAGCCCCCAATAGCTGGAAATCGATAGGCATCGTTCTCTTGTTTTTCAATTTAGATGCCCTCCTGTAAGTGTTTGTTGTCTTCGATGATCTCATCAATTGACTTGCTGTGGAACGACTCTAAAAGTTTGATTCTATCATGTTGTGAAGCAATTTCTTTTATGTGGATATAAGCACTATCGCCAACTGATTTTAAAAACTCGTTAGCATAACCAATAAGGTGATCTGTAGATACAACTCTCATCATTGCCATTTCTTCTGTTGGTACGACTATTGACATTGCAACAATAATTGGATCATTGTCCGATTGCTCGTTGGCTTCGCTTATACTTTCAACTAAATTTTGCCTCCCGCCTTCTTTGTATACTTGCATGAAGCTCTCCATTAGTTCTTGTCTTTGACTCATTCTTGTTCCTCCCCGAATTGTTTTAACCACAACTGATATGGCATCTTATTTTTGTCTACCTCGTTAAGCTCTTCTTTAGTGCAGTCGTCAGCGTCTTTACCTTCTGGGTAAACAAGCACATGAATATCGAACTTGTACTTGGCTCTCTTGATAGCTCTCCTGATTCCGTTTCTTCCTGCTGGATCGTTATCAAAACCGAGGTCGATACCAATTACCCCTGCTTTGTAAAGCTGGTCAATATGCTCTTCTGTGAAGAATACACCAATAGGGGCGCAAACGTTTTTATGTCCTGAGTCATACCACCGAGCACAATCAAAGACACCCTCAACGATTTTAACCGTGTAGCCGTACTCTTCGAGGAACTTCTTGTTCCTTCCCAGCCCTGTGAGGAAAAACCCTGTGTGCAGGTTTCTTGGTCGGTGCATGAACTTTTCTGGTTGATCTGCTTTGGTTGCCCTGCCAGTTATACCAACAAGGCGGTTATCTACATCCTCGAAGGGAATAATGATTCTGTCTTGTAGCTCTCCATCTTTAGCAAGGAAGAACTTCCAATGTGTAATGGTCTCTGGTGAGTATCCTCTGTAGGAGCTAACCTTTGCTAGTTTCATTCTTGGCATCTTAAACGTAGGGAGCTCCTTTTTGTCTTGCTTTCTCATCATTCTTTCAATGAACTTTCTTGCCTCTTCTGAGTGAGGGCGCTCCTCGATGGTTTCACTATTCCAGTCAACTGAGACATCGAACAATTCAGCCAGCTTGTAAGCCGCCTCTTTGAAGGTACAGTCATCTGCTTTCATAACGAGGTCGAACGCATCTCCAGAGCACCCTTGAGTATGACAATAGAATAGTTTATCTTGTTCGTTACTTACCATTGCCGTTGGGTTGTCTCCACCGTGGCAAACACATGAGGAGCGCAACTCCCCACGACCTGTAGGTTTGCCTCCATAGTGAGAAATCAGCTCTCTCATGTCAACGGCTTTCAATATGCGGTCTGTCGCTATTTTAGCCAATCATATCCAGCCTCCATGTCTTGCCATCAGATTTTACAGGAGTCCAGTCAAGGGGTTTCCCTGTCCGTTGGTCTGAGATTTTAAACATATGAGTTGCTCCCGTTGAGGTAAATTCGTCTGGCGTTGTTCTTCTAAAGATACACACTCTGTTTGCAAGTTGCAAGATACGGTCAGACCCACCAATGTTGTCGGAGCTTGCGTCGTCATTGTTCCCACTTCTGTTAAGCTGTACGGCAGATATGATAGGGAGCTGTGTTGTTCCTGCTAAGTCTTTAAGTTTGCTTGTCAGGTACCCTAGTTGTTGCCACTCTTTATCCCCGAGTTTGCTATCACTCGATGGTAACTTGATATAATCAAAACACACTAGTCTGATACCATGATTGATCTGGTACTCCCTTACGATGTGTTCAATCTTATCAGGTGTGAAGAATGGTAAATAAATATGATGGAAGTTACCTGATTCGATAATCCTAGATGCTTCCGCCACGGCTTTCATTTTCGTTTTAGCATCACCATTGAACGTATCCCTTGCGAATTGACCGTTTTCTATTTCTGTATGGTCAACACCAGACATTAATGAGAGTAATCTGTCTTCCTGCTCATGGGAATAGTTCTCAGTGTCGATATACAGAACTGGAATACCATCATCGAGACATATCTTTTTGCACCAATTAAGTAAAACTGTAGATTTACCGACCTTTGGTCTGGCTCCTACGACCGTAAGCTCTCCGTCAACTAAACCCCTTGCGGCTAAGTCAAATGCTCCCCATCCAGTTTTAATGCCTATTACATCCTTGGGAGCCATTGCCCTTTGTTTCATCCTATCTCGGATACCCTCACCGAGCTTCTTAACTGATTGACCTACAGAGTAATCTAACCCGATATTCCTGAATTCGGACTCTACACTTGACAGGTATTCATCTAACGGGGTGTCATGCTCAGTAAGTGCCTTGTTGGCTATCTCAAGGGCTTTACCTCTTATGTCCCGTCTAGCAGAAGCCTGAATGATTTGTTCAACAAGCATCTTTGTGTTAGGTGCAACGTTAACCTTTGCTAGTGACTCTAGGTAGTCAATCCCGCCTAGTTCGTTTATTGCCTCGTTAGCTCGATCATTGGTGAAAACATTTGTGATAGCTATTGGGTCTAATTCTGCTTGCTTATCATATAAATGAAGTAAAGCCATATAGATGAACTTGTGACCATCTACAGCAAACATATCAGGAACAAGCCCCATAGACTTTGTGAGTATAATCTGAGAAGGGTCACTCAAAATAATGCTTATCAATGCCCTCTCTGAACCATGTCGGTGAATCTCTTCTTTCAGGTTTGTTTTCTGGGTCATACTTTACACCATCCTTCTGAGCCTGACCCCTTTTAGTTTTTGCTAAGTCGAAGTACGCTTTGATGTAACTCCAGTTAACTCCTACATTTTCGGGGCTTTCTTCTAGGGCTTCCATGTTAGAAAACCCTAGATAGTTTATGCCAAAGTAAATCATCTCGAATGTTAACCCCGACTTCTGGAGCATCCATAAGCAATTGTCTATATCGTCATCTTGAAGGTGACAAACATTAACGGTATTCTTGTAGTGCTCCCTCAGTCTTAAAACATCGGACATTTTACTTACTCTCCGTCAAACATAGCGTCTAATTCTTCTTGAGAGATTTCCTCTCCAATGTCTGCTGGTTCATCTTGACGAGGTGCCTTTTCTTGTTTAACCTCTGGAGCTGGCTCAATCTTAGAATCACTTTCAGTTTGTGGTAAGTAGTCAGGGTTTGAGCTTGCTGTTACATCCTGTGAAGTCTCTGAACCATTACCGAGGACTTCTGCAAAGGTTTTACCGTTAGCGATCAATAGGGCTTGCTCTGGTGTATAGTTTGGAGTTTTAAGCTCAACGAGATCAACTTTAGCCGCCTCGTAAGCCGCCTTCTCAGCTTCCGTTAATGGGACGTTTGAACGTGCCGCCACTACTTTGTATTTGATGTCTTGGAAGTTCCCTTTACCTTTTTCATCTATCTTGGTGATTGTGATATCATACTCTCTTGGGTCGCCGTACTCAGGGTTAAGAGCTAGGTCTTGAATCTGTTTGAAAATACCGCCTGTGCGATCCAACAATTTTACCTTGCCGTCTGATCTGTCAAGTACATGAATGACGGCTTTATCTTTTTTGCGTCCGAATGGTTGCTTTTGGTACCCCTCAGTTTTTAAAAACTCGGATCGTTGCTTCTTCTTCCCGTTTGCTTCTGTAAGTCCTTTTGCGTCAGCCTCTTTAAATTTGCCTGCCATGAAGTCTCTGTTAGCTTGCTCTAGCAGGTCGCCTTCTTTGAATGCTGAGATGCCACAGCCTTTTCCTCCGTTACCTCTTACAGCGTACCATTCACTATAAGTATGCGGAGCCGCATCCAGAATGCGTAGTTTGTTATCTCCTAGTTTGATGTCCATGAATGGCGGAATGTCTCTGCGTGAACCTCCGTTGTTTTCCTCTTCGAAGTTTACGTTACCCCATGCGTTAGTCATTTATAAATCATCCTTTCGAAAGTTGTTTTACCTTGGTATGACCTCGGTACTACTTCATAGTAACATGCTAGTCTATCAAGTGTCAACACTTTTCTATTATTTTTTTTGAGATATTACTAGAGTCATAATCCTTGCTAGTGAAAACACCTGCGGAATCACAGGCGGGTTATTCTTCTTCTATGTCAAAATCAATTGTTGTGTGAATCTGTTTTACTGAGAGGGTGACCGAGTAGACGTATTTTTCTTTTTCTGGCTCAAACTTGGTTTCCTGCTCAAGCACAATCTCAAAGCCGTCTTCTTTCATAACATCATTGAGGCGCTTGGTTTCCTCTATAGTAGGCTTATCTGGAGCGTTGTATCCATACTCTCTGGCGATCCTGACCATCTCTGCCCCAATAGCTTGCTCAACCTCTTCCGCATATTGGTTGATTGCTTCCTCAGTTACTTTCTCATATTCCTTTTGAGCTTCACCTGTCTGGAAGTCCTTGACCGTTTTCAGCTTTTTAAAGCTATTACCCTTTTTAAATTCCATATTGCTCATCCTCCTTTATTATAGGGTATTACCAGAGTAACACCTTTGTGACACCTTGGCAAGAAAAAGTTTGCATAAATTTTCCCCGCCTTATGTATAATGGTATATTAACAGTTTTGTAACACAATTGCAATAAAAAAAAAAGAACCCCTATTCGAGGTTCCCTTTTTCTTTTAACTCCTTGATTTTGTTTTTTATGATGGTTATATGTTGAACGACATCCCAAGCACACAGCAAGTCTGATTCTCTGTCTCTGATTTTTCTGTATTCCTCTTTCAATCTTTCGAGTTGAGTTTCTAATCCTTTAAGATATTCTTTGTCGCTAATCATTTTCAACACTCCGTTTCCTTATTGGTATGACTTTAGTATATACCATAGTGTGACCCTTGTCAAACATTTTATACATAAAAAAAGGCACATCCATGAGGATGCACCCTTTTAGTTTTACTCTTGTGTTTCGTCTGGCTCGTCTTTCTTTTTCTCCTTCGCTACATCTACAGCACCTTGACCGAGGATGTAACTGGACAGGACAGCTACCAACGCCCAGAAAGTTTGCTCATCGATCGGAACTGCAAGTACATCTGTCAAGATCACGAATACAAGAGCACCAAACGCAGTACCTAGCTTCTTGGATTTCCACCAGTCTTTTTTCATTATTATCACCTTTTCGCCCTTTCTAGCGTATTTTGGTCAGCCTCCAAGTAAGGAGGGCTTACGAATATATGAGGAGCCGAGAGCTATTTAACTCTCAGCGTATCTCCAATGTTAATCAGATCAGATTTAAGATTGTTCAACTTCTTGATGTTTGCTACTGTGGTTCCATGTGCTTTAGCGATGCTGTAGAGGGTGTCGCCTTTCTTTACCTTGTAAGTAACACTTGTTTGTTTTACTTTGAGGGTTTGACCCACACGAATAATGTCACTCTTTAAGCCGTTTAGCTTTTTGAGGTCACCCACATTCATACCATGCTGTCTAGCGATCCCGTAGAGGGTATCTCCCTTTTGTACCTTGTAAGTATCACCCTTTGGCTCGGATGGCTTTGAGGGTGCCTTGTTTGGTTTCTCAGGGGCTTTCTTTGCTTTGAGACCTAACACTTTAGCAATACCTTTTGCATGTCCTACGGAGACCGCCTTAATGAATGACTTGTCTTTTAAGAGTTTGGCATCTGCTGGGTTGTTAATGAAGAGTGACTCTGTGAGGATAGCGCTCATTGCTGTGTTGCGAAGCACTGACAGGTTACCTATCTTCTCTTTGCGGTTTGTCACTCCAAAGCTGGCGATCTCGTTAAGGATTGAAGCGTGTAAAACCTTTTGGTCTTTCCTTGTTTGAGAGCTTGCAGACAATTTCTCAAAAGCGAATGTTTCAAAGCCTGTACCGTTTGTGCCACCTGCTGAGTTGATATGAATAGAAACAAACAAGTCTGATTTATTCCTATTAGCAATGGCGGCACGCTCGGGTAGTTCTATGAACTTGTCAGTGCTTCTTGTGAGCTGAACACTTACATCAGAGTAATTACTCTCAAGGTAAGCCTTAGTTTGTTTGGCAATTTCAAGTGTCAAGTCCTTTTCCTTTAGACCGTTTCCGACTGCTCCTGAATCCTTACCACCGTGTCCAGCATCAAGCGTGACTTTCTTCATTGTATCTCCCCCTAGTTTATCCTGTCTTTATCGACTTTTCTTTCGAGCTCTGACCATATGCTCTGGAGATTATCTTCGAGTCCGACAATATTCGTTTTTACATCTCGAAGGGTATCGGAAATGTTTTCTAATTGGTGGGTGTTCTGCTTGAGATGTTCGAGTAAGTCCTTTTCCCTTCGATCAAAACTTTGACGTTGTTCAACCAACAATTCTCTGTTATCGTTCCTCTGGTGCATAGCTTGCTCTTTGAGTTCTTCAAGTTGCTTTTTGTGCATCTCCATTATGTATTGCTCTCTCTCCTGAGAGTGCTCCCTCTGCTGGTCAATGAAGGATTTCACCCATCTGATCACAGCCGCACCGAGGAATATAAAAAGTATAGCAAACACAGTCTCCTTGCTGGCTATACTCATTACGGCATTTACGTCCATAATACCTACCCACCTTTACTTAATTGAGCCGAGAATCACATATGTTCCAGCGACCCTTGCCAGCAAAACACGGTCACCAGCTACAGGAGTATAACTCCCAAGGCGCTTATAAGTTTTACCAGACGGAGTGTCCTCTCCATCAAATAAAATGTTTGGCTCCCCTCCAGAGTATCCTGAGGGAATACTGCCAATTTTGTATGCTCCTTTGTCTTTGTTCTTCTCGATAAGCTCGTTAACAATGTTCACAAATTCTTGGCTATTCATCATATATCAATCACCCTTCTTGCTTCATGCTTCATGGTTGCTCCTGCTTCCAGTGTTATCTCCCAGTTTGATTCCTGAAAAACTGCATCAATACCAAGAGGAGTATAAACAAATTTGATCGAATCATAATACTCATGAAATGGCATGATAGGAGTTTCAAACTTGACCTTTCCGTAAACCTGAGATGCTTCAAAGGCGATACGGTCTGCCATCCCATCGAGTGTCGCTTGAGAGCTTATGTCCTCGATCTCTCGGAAGTCTACAATGGCCCTCCGTCTGTTGACTGTCGAGGTCGGACTGTCGGGGTTATTGTTTACTCGTCTTGCCACAAGAGGCGGACTCTCTGGGTTACTAGCTGTGATAACCCAAGTGTTTGCCACATCGTATACATCAAATTCCTCTTCGACATCTTCCATGATAATCGAAAGTTCCCTATCATCATAAGTGTAATCGAATGTTTTACTACTTGGTGGACGGTAAGGAGTTGTTATGTAATACCCGTAAGCATCGACCCACAAAGGGGTATTGTTTGTCATCGCTAGAAGTTCGTTAATTGCTTCGAGCTTGCTTACTCCGAGGTCGAACTCTTTATCATTTGACAAGTTAAGGTTCCCTGTAAATTCAATGTTGATCTTCGAGATGCCAGCGCTTCGAAGGATATCTCTGACAGCCTTCTCGTAACTTGTACCTTTCTTGATAGTATAACGGTTTGTGAATTTATCTTGGTCAAGGACTATAAGACCGTCATAGGCTTCTACATCTCTGTAGATATTGCCATTTAGATCATTTCTTGTTGGCGTACTCAGGTAGAAGATACCGAGGGGGAACTCGATCTCTCCCCCGTCTGGCATCTGGAATATGACCCAAGGTTGAATCTTATCGACAAGCCAGTCGATTTTGTTCTCGACAACTGTCTCAGTGAAGATAAAATAATCCTCAAGTGTTGCCATGGTCATACCTCCTTAGATGTTGTTTGAAGAAGCTCCGCCCGATGAATTATTTGTCAGACCACCAGATAATACATTCCCTGTGACGTTAATACGACTATTTGTGTTTGAAACATAAATACTAGTGGGGCAAGCTACTGTACAAAGATTGCCGCTGACTGTACCATTTTTATTACCGACAACAACCCTTATATGATTTTCATCTCCGCCAGCCTTGTTGCAATCAAATACGGTGTTACCAACGCAAGAAAACCCGTCAATACTATCAAGGTGGATTCCGCTTCTTTGCATCCCTCTTATTGTGTTACCTAAGATGCTGATGTTCTGCATGACCACATTGGCACCATAAACGGCGATACCACGATCACCAAACGCACAAATGTTGTTTCCGATAGTAACCTCTGTAGTATTTCCATTGAGACCAATACAAGTACCTACATTAGCACCGCCAACATTGTTACCTGAGATATTTGCATATCGAACATAGTTGAGATAGATAACCTCATTTGCTGAGCCTGCGAAGGATGACAAGTTGACAACATTACCTGTGATAGTCGTCATGTAAATGCGTCCAGTTTCCTCCCCATATATCTCAATTGCTCGACCTGCATCCATCCTACCAGAAAAGGTGTTGTTTGAGATAACAAACCTAGAGATATTTTGAGATTTGCCTGTTTGCGCCCCTGTATCAGCATTGATTGTATCTTTGTCATCCGATGAGATATTAGACCTCACGTTGACACCACGACCACAGTTAACAATTTTGTTGTTAGTAAAGAAGAAATCTTGATAAGCATAAGCACGACAAGCCCACTCTACAGTGCTATCGAAAGTACAATTTGTAACATGGATATTTTCATGGAAACGGTTGATAGCCCCTGAGTGAGACCCGATTCCTCGACCAATTGGTTTTGACCCTGCTGTGGTTGACTTCCCAAAGTATGTGTTGTCAATATAGACATTTTTACAAGGGGTATAGTCACCGCCAGCCACGGTTGTTAACTCTGGAGTTGCCAAGTCTAGCTGGATAGCTTCGTTGTATGTATCAACTGTTCCAAACCAGCCGAGGAATTTACAATTCTTAACGTATACATCCTTACAAGCGTTAAACTCGATATGATGCGAGTTAGAACAGTCCTTAAGGGTTACGTTGTCGAAGGTAATATTTTGAGCGTGACCAAAGTGAACAATACTTGCTTTGGCTGTTTGCTTATTACCTTGACCTGTGAGGGTTCCACCTTGGATAAGAATGTTACCATCTCCGTTGTACCCACTGATAGGAGACCCACCGTCTGTGGCTCTTACTCCGTTGAACAAGAGATACTTTGAGTGATCTCTGACTAGGGTGGCGTTAGGGCTCATTATGATGGCTGTATTGCTGTATATTCTCAGTTCACTACCTAGTCGGTATGTTCCATCTGGCACAAAGATAGTGACGCTACTCGTTCTGTTTTGTGCTCTGTCTAAAGCCTTTTGGAATGCTGGAGCGTCATCTGTACCATTTCCAGTGCTTAAATTGTAGTTTCCTTTTGCGTCATAGCCATAAGACTTTATATCAATCCATGCACGGCTCAATATTTCATCTAGTGCTTGGAAGTTTGAGCTTACCTGAGGGATAGACTCGGAAAGTCTGTCTTGTGATTCCCAACTGTATAAGCCCAAGTTGTCTGATCTAGTAGCGTTACCCATTTAAATGCCCTCCTCTAATTGATCCCACGTTTTGTCTGCGTAGTCGTCCCATATAGCAGGTCTCTGCTTGTCACGAACAACCATACCCTCATCTTGTAGGGTAAACTTTGCTGTACGCTTAATGGTTGAAAAAGCACTCATGCTAACCGAGCCAGATACAACCCTCGTGAGTTCGTCTTTCTTTTGGTCATCTGCATTGATTACATCATAACGGAAGCGTACAGCTCTATTACCGTACGCCCCATGTAGCATCTTTTTTACTTCTGACTCGCTGTATCCATTACGTGCTATATCTTGCATGTTATCACTCCTCGAAGTCAACCTCTCTTAAGCTGATTGAAAATGTACACCCTGAGAGGATTTGGTCAGTTACCTCGATGTTACCATCTATGATGCAAAACATTCTGCGTCCGACTCCATCCCTATACAAGAACGTTTCTTTTCTAGTGAGGAAATCAATTGTTGTGAGGTACTCTTCGTTTGTGTCAACATCCCATGAGACATCAACAACCTGTTCAGTATTGAATCCATACTCGTAAATTGGCTTTTCCCGACCAGAAAAACTCATAAACTTGCCTGACCTTCCTCTTGACTCTGATCGTTCATCTGAGTGTCTAAACACGGTAAAATCACTTTGAACCAAAGCTCTATGAAGGAAAGCATGAATGAATTCGACCTCACCCTCTGCGATCTCTGAGTCGGCGAATGACTGATTGTCTCCCCATGCCTTGACATAATACTCATAAGTTACACCAGAAGCAGGGGTATAGTCAGTATAAGATGAGTTCGATTCTCCAGTAAAGATAAGGTTCCAGTCTGCCTCGGTAGTGCTATTGTACCGTCTTCTGTAGAGCTCTACCTTGCTTGTTACTGGCGTTGAAGTATCTCCTGTTATGTTTAACTCCTCGATGCCGTCAACATCTATTGACGTCCTCTTGAGGTTTCCTATGATGAAGTCGTCACTATAGAGGTCGAACGGTTTCCATGTCTGACTATTGTCGTTATAATACCACTGTTCATTCTCAAACTTGACAACTCGAAAGTAATATGTATCGTTGAAAACCGCACTTGAAAACCTCGATGGGTCGGCTCCTGTAAACATGAGGTATGCTTCATCTATGATACTTGTTTCCGCTGTGCCTTCTAAACCTGTGCTTACTTGCTTTACTTCTGGATTGTAGTCATAAACTATACCACTAGGTGCAACAACCTTGGCGTTTGTTCCATAGATTGTTCTAATCTCCCCAGCGTCTTCAATGCCACTATAGTTAGTGTTAACGGTGAATTGAATGTTTTGAACAATACCATTTGTAGGAACTCCATGTATTGGGTCGGTTACAACTGGCGGATCATTCGTCCAAGAAACTATAATGGTGTTTCCTTCATCGTCAGACTCTACGAAAATATCAGGCTTAACAGGTGGAACGAAGTTGGTCAGGAATGTGAGCTCAGCCCAATCACTCCAGATGTCAAACTCAGTGTCAGCAATACGGAGGCGTACTCTGTATGTCTTGTTGTTTTCCAAGTCATAATCTATAGGTGCGTTCTTTGCAGAGGTCGCCTCTGCTTTTCTGTAAACCTGCGTGTTTCCATCATATAGCTGAATCTCGTATCTTCTTTGTTTGATACTTGACCAAGTGACTACAAGACTTGATGATGGGATAATCTCATCTGGCTCTGGTGTTAATATGATAGGTGCATTTGAAGGAATACCAGCCGTGAATATTTGAATATCTGACCAAGGAGATGTGAGTGATTGTTGATCCATCGTGCTGACACGCCATTCAATTTTGCCTGCTGGGAATGTGTTCGGTGCAAAATCGAAAAACTGATTTGTACTTTGTCGGTATCCACTAGCGTTTACATAATTCCAAGAACCTACGTCTCCAATATCGTTTACAGTTCGCCAAGCAATTCTAAAACCCGCTTGAACTCCATCGTCATTGTGCTTCCAAGTGAAACGTATTGACTCTGTGCGGTCAACTGTTCGACCACCGTTAGGAGTCATCTGTGTTGGCTTACTTGGTGCGACATTCTTGACGATTTTAAACTTAGGAGAATTTGACCATCCAGAGTAGTCCTCGCCATCGTATGCCCGCACTCTGACTTGAGCATTTGAGGTCTCAGCCATATTAGAGGTGTTATAAGAAAAATTCGTTACTCCAGCTCCAGTATTACTGGATGAGCTCCAAGATGAACCATTATAGATTTGAACTTGGTAGGTCAATTGATTGGATGGTTTCTCCTTGTCGGTTGACGCATTCCACTTGACCTGCAAGCTCGTATTCGCTACCGTTGTACTTGTAGGAGATGTGATCTTTGGTGCTGTCGGTGGATTGTTCCAAGTTCCTTCTACTTCGAAGTATGCCTCATTGGAGTTGCCTGTCTTGCCGTATGCTTGACCCGCATTACTTTTAGCTCCATAAATAACGATACCTTGTACTTTTCCACTGCGATATTCTCCCATGAATGCACTAGTAAGGTCTGTCGTTCTCCATCCAGTACCATAGTTAGGGTGCAATCCAATGTATTTGTACCATGGCATGGTTCCGCTACCCTTGTTGGATGTCTCTTTATGAGCACCAAAGTCAAACTCGGCACCATCTGTTACGTTCATTACAAAGCGTAACTTAGGGGAAGTCCTAGAGGTAGTGATCGCTGTCTTTACTGCCGAGGGGATACCAATATAGGATTGATAGTCCGCAGAGCCACCAACCCGAATATTATTACCTCCTACATAACTATTACGGTCGGCTCTATAAACGCCAATCCACGCTATGGGGAATTTTTTAACTGCCATCATAAAGCCTCCCTTATAGTTTTCTTACTGTCGATCTTAACGAGCCAAAAACATCTCGCTCGGTTCTTGAGAAAATTTCCTGACCAGCCATTTGAAGAGCCTCGCTTCCATTGTCTCCGTTCACTTTGATAGTTCCTTCATGCTCATGCTTGTGAACAACTGTAATAGAAGAGCGACCGCCTGTGAAACTGCCAAGTGATACTCCTTGTTGTTCTGTCTGGATAGCGTCACTAACTTTGCTCATTGCTCCTCCGACTGCTTTAGTCATCGGGCTAACCTTTTTCAATGCCGCCTCGTACCAAGTCGGGAAGAATGACTCACCTGATTTGTCAAGGTCTTTCAATGGTCCTTCTTTAGCTGGGGAGAACGGAAGGAATTTACGGATAGAACTCATACCCTTTTTGACTGCCCCAATGGCTCCAGAGATACCAGATTTAATGCCTTTAGTGAATGCATCTAGCAAGCCTTTACCCGAGCTGGTAAACTTTCCAACCCAACCCTTAATAGCTCCAATGATACTACTTATCCCTTTGGTTACTGCGCTTTTCCCTCTGCTCATTGCCGAGGTGAATGTACTTGACAGTTTTCCTGCGAGGCTTGACAATGCGCTTGCTACCTTGCTTGGTAAGGACGTGAATGATTTAACTATTGAGGAAATAAACTTAACAACTGTCGAAACAATCTTACTTCCCATGCTGACAAACTTGCTAATAGCCGAGGAGGCAAGACTTGTTACAATCGAGATTACGCTTGACTTCAAGCTATTCCATATTGACTTTGCTTTGTTTCCTAGATTCATAAAGAAGCTGATCACTTTAGCAACCATACTAGAAACAATAGAACCGATGCTGACTCCAAAATTTGAGAAGATAGCTGAGATAGCATTCCAAGTTCCAGCAAAGAAATTTACAAGCCCTTTGAAGACGTTCATGATAGCTAGTACAAGGTTATCCCATGCGGCACCAAAATAAGTCATGGCTCCTGCAAAGTCACCTGTAAAGAGTGCGATAACACCCATAACCACATTAGCAACCACATTTAGTATATTTCCAATTGCTGTAATTACAGGACCGATTGCGGCAATTACACCTGCAAAGGTAGCAACAAAGGCGGCTAATAAGACACCTAGTACGATCCCCACCGCTGTGATTAACGGTTGTAGGGTAACGAATGCTTGTTTGAATGACTCAAATGCTGGCATCAACCAAGATATTAAAATTTGTCCTGCTTGTTGCATTCCTGTCATAAGTCCATCAAACACAGGTTTTACGACTGCACCTATGGCGGCGAACACTGGTTGTAAATTACTCCAGTTTGCAATAACCAAGGCGGCTAGGGCGGCAATAGCTGTACCGATAGCAATGAATGGTAAGAATGCAGTAACTGCACCAGCTACAGCAGGAGCGATAAGCATGATACCACCGATTAGTGCACCAGTGATAACCCCAGCGAGTAGAATCATAGGAGCCGCCCAAGCTGAGCTAAATAACTGTTGAAAACCTGAGAGTAGACCTCCACTGAACTTACTTTGTAGGTCATCCAATGCGGTGTTTAACGCAGGTAGAACTGTGGTACCTAGCCAAGTATAAGCTGGTTGAGTCAACTGTCCTGCAAATTGTTGGGCTGACTCGGTTAAGTTCTCGAACTGACCCTTGGTTGTTTTCATGTACTCTTGAGTACCGCCTCCAAAAGTCTTCTTCATTCCTGCCATAATCATTGGGATAGCATCTTTAGCAAGGAGCTTTCCTTCTGAGCCGAGCTTTTGAACTTCCGCCACCGAGAGACCCATTGCATCCGCAAGGAATTGCCAAGCTGGTACGCCTCGTTCAGCCAACTGCATCATCTCTTCCGCAGAGACTTTACCTTTGGCGTTCATCTGTCCAATAGCGACCCCAAGCCCTTTTACTGTCTCGGTTCCACCACCAAGGACGGCGGCTACGTCTCCCAAAATAGGGACATAGTTTCGAATATCTTTGATCTCAAGACCCATACCCTTTAAGGATGTGGCTGTCTCGTCTACTCCTTTAAAGTCGAACGGAGATGCCTTGGCGTAATCTTGTGTCCATTTCAATTGCTGGTTTGCTCCTTTTACAGAGCCTGTGAGGGTTTTCCACCGAGCGAATGAACTTTCTAGTTCAGAGTTGGTTTTAAACCCAGCGGCGGCAACACCAGCGAAGGCGGCGGCTGTGGTAGCGAGAACACCTGTAATGATGGCGCTGGCTCTTTCTGCTTTGCTTGCCATACCTTCTAAGGCTCCGCCAACTTTACCAATCTGAGCAGAAGCCATGTCGGTTGCGCTCACTACAATATTGATCAAGCTGTTACTAGCCATTTTTATACCTCCTATCTAGGCATTGCGCCATTGTATTTTTTTAAAGCCTCTTGGCGACGATCTTTCTTTGATTGCTTCTTGTCCAATTCTGCAATGGTGTTATGAATAATCAAGAATTCCTCGATGACCTTATTATCCTGTCTGTCCAGCTCGTCAGGAAGCCACCCGAAAGTTTTGCACAGCTCATATTTAGTAAGAGCACTCGGCATATCCTTGGGTGGCTTTCCTTCATAGCTTTTCTTGGTTGCTAACTCTAGGCTTTTTTTTCGCTCTCAGTAATTCCTGATTGTGTCTTCTCTTGGACAACTTCGATGAGCTCTTCTACAAACTGAGGAGACAAAACGTTGTTTAGAGTTTCAACGCTGATAGGAAGTTTCTTTCCGTCTTCCCCTACTAAATCCCAGTCAACAATTGAGGCGGCTGTCTGAGCCGTAACCAATAGCATTGCATCAATTGATGATGTTCTACTCATTGGGTCGATCTTCATAGCAATAGACATTGCGTTACCTTTTTCACCATGAGATAGATTTTTCACTTGAATTTTTCTTCCCATGACAGTGATCTCTTGTGTGCTTTTCTTAATTAGGTAATCCATATTAAATCATCCTTCCAATTTTTATTAAATAAGGTTTGGTCGTGTGTCATAAGCTGTGATTTGAATATCTGTGAAGACTGCCTCAAGTTCTTGCTCTTGTAGCTCTGTAGCTGTCAAGCTGATAGCATTGGAGTCATACTTTCCGCCAAGCAATTCAACAACGATTTTATGATTCTCATCGTATTGATCTTGAAGGGTTAGTTTCATGTTTAAATCTTCACCGTTTGCGAACTGATTGTATACATCAGTGTTTGTCAAGTCTACAGTCAGTGAAGCTGTAATCTCAAGGTTACCCTCTTGCACACGGTCTGCACGGTTTTTACCGTTTAGAGTGTATCGTCTTTCAAGGTTGTTTGCGATCTCAAGTTCAAAGTTAGTTACATCAGCGAAAGGCTGGTTGTTTAACTCTGCGAATCCTTCGTAGAACATGAAATAGTTTTCCGTGTCAAGCACAACTGGAACAGGAGCCGTCTCGCTATCCTCAACTGTTGCAAACAGGATATCACCTTCAAAGGTTACAGCGTCATCAGAAGAAGCTGTGAGGGTGAATGAGTCGAATTTTCCACCGACATAATTACGAGTCCAGTTTAGCAACGCATTATGGTTTTGAGCTGTGAAACTTGGGAGTTGTTCTCCTGCTCTAGTAGGTCTGATTGTATGAATGAAGTTGCCAGCATTTTCAGTGTCTTCCACAGTATCAACATGACCAAGAGCGAACGCAAAAGGTTTGCCATTCTGTACTGCTAATGTGACGGAAGCATCTGTCTCGTTTGTTCCTTGGCGTAGCATGAAAGGAGCACGCAAACCAAGACTATTACGAGAGACAATGTTTCTGTTTTCCTCTGGAGAAAACTCTTCAATAACACCAAGTGAGCCGTATGTGTTGTCTGGAGCAGGTACACCAAACTCCGTTTCTTTTCCAAAGACAATAGTATTATCAAAACCATGAGATTGACTAGCCATTACTTATCTTCCTCCTTTTTCTTCTTGGTCTTTTTTACTTCCTCGAAGCCAAGATTTTTTAAATACTCAATATGTTTTTTACCATATACAGTAACTTGTGAGCCATGCTTGATCCGACCAAGTGGAGGGAGAATAAGCTCTTTCTCTTCTTTACCTTTGTAGATTAGTTCCGTCATATTGACTCCTCCTAGGGAACACGCTTTGTTGCTGTAAATTGGATTTGAGCTCCTTGTAAAAAGTTGTTCTCTCCATACTCTACAGTTCCAAAGTTTAGTTCGTTCTGTATGTCAACCCTATCAACAACACCGCCAAGGCTTTTGTCTTTCTCAATCGCAACCTCCACTAGCTCAACTAGTTCAAGGCACTGCGCCTCGGCTTCTGCGCTATCAAGGATGTTTGTATATACCCATAAGTCTATATCCATTTGAAGTTCTCGGACTCCAAGCCCACGAATGGGTTTTCTCCGTCTTTTGATCTCCAATGTCACAGCAGGGAAATGAGTCAAGTCTTGATAAGCCTCACCGAATACGTCTATGTTGCTGTAATCCGTACCCTCTAGGTGTTGGCTAACTTGATCCTTTAAGGCGTTCTTGATGTCTGTATAGATTGAAATCATTGGGCAATCCTCCTTATGTAATCTACAAACACTTTGTTGATCTCTCTTTCGTCTTTGCCGTCTGTGTACATGAACTCACGACGTGGGATACGACCACTTCCAAAGTTATGCACACTAGCATACTTCACATTTGATCCAATCGAGTAAGTAAGCCTCTTAGGGGTGTATTGCTTGACAGCGCCAGAAGATACAGATGATCTCAAGCGTCCAGTATCATTCAATGGAGTTCCTCCCGATCTGTGAGGGTGCCTCTTTATTGTGGCTGGAGACAATCTCTTCCACTTTCCTTTTGAGCCTCCTCCCTGTGAAAATCTGCGAGACATTGAGCCTTCAAGGTATACGGCTGACTGTCTCAATGGGAGTCTAAAATCTTGGCACTCTTTGGCGATCTGCTTCAATCTTGCATCAAGACCGTTAAAATTTACCGTTACCTGTGCCATATCGTCACCACTCAGGTCGATCTAATGTAAATATTTGTTCGCCATCGGTTGTGGTTCCAAAACCAGCAGGGAGCTTTACATCTGGATCAATGATTAAAACCCCACTCAGGATGTCATTAATTAGTTTGTCGATACGTTCTTTCATCTTGATATAGTACTCATCAAGGTTTGGTTTCTGCGAAGTGTATGCGTCCTCTGCAAAGAAGAAACGAGCAAGGTCAACTGCTATATCGTGAATGATTGGGGGAGTGACTAGAAAGGGTGTCTTGTATGCAACCCCTAGCCGTGCATCAATATAGTTGGAAGCCTCTTTGATGTACTTTGTAAGTAACTCGTCTGTGACTTGCTTTGAGAGGTTATTCATCACTAGCCGTAAATCATCTGGAGTTGCATACATGTTTTACCCCTCCTTACTTGTCCTCTTTTTTCTTGGTACCCTTTTTAGGAGCCTGCTTCTTTGGAGCTTCTTCCTTGGTTTCCTCTTGAGGTGCTTCTTCTTTAGCTTCCTTGACGGGTTTGATTACACCCATCTTGATTAGCTTGTCAGCAACCTGCTTTGAGTCGATCTCGATATGATCTCCTACCTGTACGCCAACTTTACCGACATTCTGCTCTAGTGCTTCGTACTTCATGCGTTTGCCTCCTTTAGTTCAGAAAAAGGGAAAGCCCCTGAAATTTCAAGTGCCTCCCCTTCTTTTAGTTATTTTTAGCCCGCTGGAGCGTTTAAACCTTTAATCAGGTAAACCGCTTTAGGGTCTGTTAAGTAAGCGTTAGTGAAACGAGTTGCACGTACAATAGTACGCTCGTTGCTTTCCTCGTTGTAAGTGTATGTGCGTAATGGCTCAGCATCAGCAATATCACCGATTACTTTCTTTTGTAGGATTAAAGCGTTGTCCTCTTGGAAGTGAGAATCAACAATAAAGCTAAGACCCATAAAGTCGCCAATGTATCCACGAAGCAATGCAACGTCTGTGTTATTCTGACGGAATGCGTCACGGATATTCTTGTTTTTCAACATTTGAGCTTCTTGCTCTGGGTTGATTACAACTGTATCCGCATAGTAGCCATAATCTTTAAGGGCTTTCTTTGCGTCAACAAGGTCAGCGATCATGTTTTCAGCGCCATTCGCAGGGTCATTCCAGTGATTATCACCTTTAGTAAGACCTTGGATTCCACCAGAGATAGTATAGTTTTGAGTTGCAACTTTGTAAGCCATCTCGTCAACCATACCAAGAATGTTAGTACCAAGTCGGCGAAGACCACGTTCGATCTGACCAGCTTGACCATATTTTTGCATCTCGTAAGTGACAGCAAATTCAAGACCATACTTTTTGATAAGCTCAGTTTTTTGCTCTTCACTTAATCCGATACGATCGTAGTTTGAACCTTCCCCAACTTCTGGAACGTCATCAAGTTTCATTGATCCGTCTTGGTTGGTTTCTGGGTCATACTGTGAAAACTTGATAGCCAGAGCATCTACCGAGATATTTGTAAATAGTTGGTCTGCTACGAATCCACTTGCTGTAAAATCCTTAATACGTCTATCTAAAAATACCTTTTTCAATAAAGGATGTTGACCTAGTACGATATCAGCCATTTGTCATATACCTCCCGAGTTACCCTAAAAGGATAACGATTTTTTGTCCAGTTCCGCCAGCCGTTACTGCTGTGCCAACTTTCATGTCTAACGTGTCAGTTTCGCCCATTGTAGCAACTCGCTTAGCGGAAGTTACTTTTAGTGAGTCTCCAGCCGCCACAGGTGCGCTGTCTGTTACCGTTGCGTATACTAAAGGTTTGTTGACAATTACAGTAGCCACTTGACCTTTGTCTCCGCTATAACCATCTGTTACACCGTCAACACCAACTGATCCAGAGTAAACCATGCCAATTACTTTAGTGGAACCAGATGAAGCAGGTTTTACCTCACGGTCTCCTGAAAGTTCAACAAAGTCACCAATCTTGACGTTTTGTCCAGCTTGTACCTTAAAAGTAAAATTCGCTGTATGTGGAATATGTACTTCTACTTTATTCTTTGCCATTATTTAAACCTCCTTGTTGGCTTAAAGCCCTTTTCCGAATTGCTTGACATGCTCTTCGTAGAACTTGTTAGCCTCTTCTTCTTCCTTGCTTAGTCCATCTTCAATTTTCTCATCGGTTCCTTCGAACTCGCCTTGCTCATCAAAGTTAACTACAGCAGAGTGCTTCATAAACTCGTTGAACTTCTCGATTTGCTCACTAGACATACTAGAAAGTAATTCTTTGAGTGGCTCAACCTGTGCAGGAACAATGTGTTTATCCTCAGTGAACTTGACAACTTGGTTTTCTAGCTTATCTTGAGACAACTTCTCGATTTGCTCTTGTTGCTTAGCAAGCATCTTAGTCATTTCTTCAAACTGGATTACCATCTCTTGGGATAGCTCTTGATTTTCTTTGCTCATTTCTTGTTTCTCCTCCTTTGCTGGCTCCTCTTGTTCTTGCTTGAAAAGAGTAGCTCCTTGGACTTGTGGGAATGCAACGATTGAAACTTCTCTAATCCTAGAGGGTTTTACATTGCCTTGTTGATCTTTCTTGGAATAGAATCCCAGTGACAGCTTTTTCATTAAACCTTTTGCGATCCGCTCTTTGACGGTATCATCAATGATTTGGAACTTACCTAGTAGTTTACCATCTTTGACGTAAACGTCTTGGAGATAGCCTGCTGTGTCCTTTGCTGACTCTGAATGATCTAGCTGTAATGGTACTGGATTTTCAGGATCAAAGGATTTTGCCAACATCTCTAAATCTTCCGTGTTGAATGTAATTCCTCTGTGGACTCCTTCTTCAATCAAAATACCTTCTTTGATATATTCGTCACCCTCTAAAGGGTCTGACTCGGAAAAGCGTCCGATCTCGAATTCTTTCATGTGTGTGTCACCACCTCTATGATTCTTTGAAGCATCAAGCGTAAAAAAAAGGGGGTTGTCCTATCATGTGCACACCAAGCCATGACAGGACAGTTTGAAGGATGTGTGTTGTTTGTTCGTTTGATTTAAGGGCTTCTCTTGCTCCCTCACACTTATTGTTATCAAAAGTAAACGTTTTGGAGTTGAACATATGGTACTTGTGTTCAAAAATTTTATGTGTTATATTCTTTATGGGTTAACTAATAGGATAAACAATAAAGTAAAACATAAAGAATAAACAAGGTGTGTAATAGGTAATACTATAAGGGATAACTAATAAGTAATACTATAAGGGTAAATAATTAGTTCTAACCTCTTTGGCTAACTCATATATTTTTAAAAAATATTACTAAGAGGTGTTGACAAATGAGCTTACTTAAGAGTATACTAAAGTCAGAAACCACCAAGAGAGTTGCCATAAAGGGGATAAAAGTAGGCTTACCAGTATTACTCAGGTATGCCAAAAACAAAAAGGGAGCTAAAAAGAAATGAATAAATTAAAAGTGATTGTAATTATCTTTGTCGTATGTTTAACTTTGGGAGCTATATCAAATTTGTTTGGAGGAAATAATGAGACAGCAAAACCAACAGAGGAACCAAAGAAGGTTGAGACCAAAAAGGAAGAACCTCAGAAGAAAAAACCAACTAAAGACGAGTTGGCTATCCTTGATGAGAGCTTTTCCAGAATAGTAAATGACTCAGAGGGTGTTGTTGAGAATATCGTCCTTAGAGAGAGTGGAGCCGTTCATATCACTGTCAAAGAGTCTGTTTGGGGTATCTCAGATGAGTCAGCAAAAAAGAGTTTTATGTCTGGTATTCATCAAAGGGTCAAAATGTCCCTTTCGGGTGCTAATATCATTAAGCCAAAAGATAGCGTACTTACTAAGTTTTATAGCACAACTGGCGACCTGTTAGCAGAGAAAAAACTATACGGAGATAGCTTTAAAATCAAACGATAAAAAAAATGGGGCTCCCTTTTAGGGAAGCCCTTTTAATTTTTCTTGATTATCCCACCATTTGAGGATAACAAACTAGGTATGTTTACATTGTATTGGAACCCTTGAGGTGGCGACTCTACAGCAATCCAATCCTCTTGGTAGTCCTCAAACTTAGAGATTGGTAACCATTGAGAGCGACAATTAAAGTGGTTTGGCGGTGTATACTGCTGAATTACATCTTGATTGTATACATTGATTATTTTACCATTTAGTTCACTACATAGGTCTGTAGTCCTACTATCTGTGATAGCGTCATACTGTAAGGCTACTACGAATCCATCCAACTCAGGGTCTAGCCATCTAGCCAGCTTCCCAGCGTTGTAAAACTTAGTCGTTTCTGTTCTGGCAATTGTCTCAGCATGTTTCTTACCCATCCAGAACCCCACAGAGTCAGCTACCTTGGTTATCATGTCTCTTCCTCGGTCTCCGCTTTCAAGGCTGTCAATGATGGTCTTCCTCAATTGCTCACGTACGGTTTCCTCAGTGATTACACCTATTTCATAAGCATATTGAAGGACATACTCAAGAGCTTGCCCACCTATAGAGAGTGTCCAGTCAGGGGAGAAACTTACTTCGATACTCTCGTTGAAATTAGTTCTTTGAGCCAGCTTTTCATACTCAAGTTGCGCTCTTACAGCTCCGCCCTCGATGGACTTTAATACGAGGTTCTTCAAGAGTTTATGCCATTCTTTAGAGGATGGAATTTTTAATCCATTGATTATCGAGTTTATCTGGTCGATATTGCCATTCTCGAAAGCATACTCTAGTTCCTCTTGGACTTGCTCGACTCGTTTGATCATTTGCTCTTGGCGCTTTTTGTTTAGCCTCTGAGACTTATCAAGAAAGGCTGACTCCAGAGCTTCCATATCTTCTATGGACTTCTTAGCGTCAGCCATCTTGCGCCGTTCTCCAAAGGTAATGACCTTAGGAGTTAAAACCTCAGAGGTGTTTACTTTCCCTCTGGTTGTGTCTCCTCCTGAGAGCCGCTTTCCTCTTCGTTTGAGCCTTCTGAATCACCTTTAGGGGTAAATGCCTCAAGTGCTTTCTGTTTGCGCTCCTCGATAGACTGGCGAACTTCTTTAGACATTACAGGGAAGCCAAGCTCTTCACGTAACCAGTCTTCCTCAGGGGCAATGACAGAAGCGTTGATCAACTTCTCAAATACACTTGACAGCTTGTCGATGTCTCGATCTGCTAAAGGCTTGAATGTGAACGAAGGGTACCTTGTAACGTTAGGGAAGTTCAGATCAACCAATGGTCTGATTATTTCTTCCTCGATAAGTGATTTGATGTCACGCTGAATACTTTCAAGGTGGATCATAAAGATGTCAAATTGGTTTGAAGACAGCGCATAAGAGCCAGATTGACCACGAGATAATCCTAGAAGGGATGGCGGTACAAGGAGTGATTCCATGATCTTGCGGTCGTGGTGCTCAATGTATCCAATGAAGTCTGCGTTAGTTGTCTGAATAGCTTTTACATCAGCTCCGCCAGATAGTCCTAGTCCAGTCATACCATTGATGTTTCTCAAAAGGCGTGTGATCTCAGGTACATCATTTTTGTCCTCTACTGATCCAACTAAAAGGGGTGTACCATAGCGCTCATAAGCAATGTTGGCGAATCTGTACATTTTATCTTTGATGAACCAGTGCTTGTACACCGTTCTTAGTCTGGATTGACCGTAGATATTACCAAAGCGTTTTTGATGGGCATACCATAAGACTTTATCAGCAGGTATTTTGATTGTTTTGCTTCCGATGCGTTGTTTAACATACATGAGGTCGCCAAAACGATCCGTCTTGCCTGCCACACTATAAGGGTCAAGTGTTTTCAGCTTCTTGAGCATGATCTTGCCATTTTTATACTCGAAGACCTTCTCTGTACAGCTATAGCCATACTCAAGGGCTGTCATGATCTCTTTGAGTACATCTTCCATGTTTCCTCGGATCATTTCAAAGTTCTCATTGATGAAGTCAGCATACTTTTTTGACTCCTCGTCGTCACCTGTTACGGTGAATCCTTTTGCGGTTGCTGATAGCTTGATCATATCAAGGGCGGACTTAACTTGACCATCTGTCATCATCTTGTCGTATACTTCAAGGGAAAAGTCTGAGGGGTTAAAGTCCTCTTGGTCTGGACGCTCACCCATTGGGTCTTTCATGAGGGCGATCTCTTTAAACATTGCATTTGCTAAGTCGGTTAACTCCTCAGCGTACTTTTCCGAATTGTTTTCTTTATTGCCTCGCTTAAACATATCAAATATTCCCATTATTATTCCTCCTGCTTTCAGGTCTCCGTAAGGAGAATCCAGCTATATTTTGACTCACTATATTGTCACTGAAAGTAAACACTACCACTCGTTCTCTGATGGTAAATCAATATCATGACTCAATAGTTTATCTTCTCCCCAGTTATCCCTCTGAGCGCCATCCCATTCGAATTTATTGTTGATCTCGAAGATGCCCTCACGGACATAGTTCAGGGAGTGGAATGCATCGTCTGGCGTTCTGTGGTCGTATCTCTTGCGTCCAGTACCTTGAGTTGACTCTGAGAAGACCGCCTCAATGGCTGTATAGTGGTCAAAGAACATTTCTACCTTATCTGGGTCACTGTAAGGGATGACGATCTCTCCACGCTTGAAAGCCATGATAAGTGAATCCATTGAGAACGTTCTGTCTACTTGTAGGACGAATTTATCTTTTATTTCACGCTTTTTAGGGTTAGTCTGGTAGGTTACGTATCTTGTAGAGATGGCTTCTCTTCCGTACATGGCATAGAAGGATTCCCCCTCATATTGACCATACCCAATATCACCATTAATCTTCTGGACGTTATATCTGTGCTTCAAAGAGTTGATATAAGCAATACGCTCGTCTGTATCCATGTTAGGAGCGCTCTCCATGTGGACGATTAGGAGCTTTTTCTTGCCTTTGTGCATTGTTTCGTGACCAATTGTAATGATCGTCTTGGATTGTCCACCAGAGCCATAGTCAATACCCATGACGGTTGGGATATCACATTTACTTTGTAAGGACAAGCTCTTATCTGTACATGCCAGTACGTCCTCATAAGAAAGTGGCTGTTCATCCCCCGAGTAGAATTCTCCTAGCACCTCGTTGTGGAAGGTCATGTCATCCATGTTGTTATAATCGTGCCAGATTTGATTGGCACTGATCCATGCCATATTGAGCTGGTTGAACAGGTACCCGCTGTAACGCTTGTTGTTTGGTCGTGTTTTGATCCAGCGCCCATTCTCACGGTTCAATTCTGCTTCACACTCAAGGCACCCAAAGTATCTCCGCTCGTTTTCTTCTCCTTCGTTTTGAACCATGACGTTTTTCATTGATAGGAATTGATCATGACCGCATTGCTCACAGCATACTGACCATTTCTTCTGATCAGAGTTACCCCAGAGGACTTTGTCGTAATAGGAGCCCTTCTGTTTTGGTGTTCCTGTGTAGAAGCACCGTCCGTTTATCTCAGTTACCGCATCCTGTATCTCTGAGTGGGATATACTCTTTTCAATTGACTCAATAGCTGTCTGCCCAATGTCCTGAACCTCATCAAAGAATACCATATCACCAGAGATACCACGGAGAGCATCTCCATCAGCCCATGATGAACCAAAATAGTACGTTGTATTGTTTTTTAGCCCGATAGCCGTCTTTGCATCTCGGTTTTTGTTGACATCTCCTTCAAGAACTGCTCCATTCGATGTTGCAATGGACTTTCTGAAACGGTCGTTGACAAAACGGGTTGTCTGTTCGTTACGAGGTGCCGTGTATGTAATGGTTGTGTGCGGTCTCGTGTATCCATGGAAGAGGATAAGACGGTTAACTGTCTCGGATTTCTCAACCTGACGACCCGCTACGATGACTATACGAGGGTGTTTGTCTCGGTATACATCATATAAGTGCTCTCGGTGGTCAAACTTGAAGGGTTTACCCTTGACGGTTCCTGTCTTCTCGGTAAAGCCTACTGGATCACGTAAAATGTTACGCATTTTCTTTATTTCTTCTGCTGTCATGTCTCGCATTTTTAACAACTCCTTAATTTTTTTTAAAAAGTGTTGACATATTGGTATGACCTGAGTAATATATAGTTAAGCAACAAAATAAACCTTGGAGGTAAGATATTATGGCTGTAGATCAGTACAAAGAATTTGTCGGTTATACTACTCAGGAAGAAATGGACGAAAAAGGACACGATGGTAAGACGTTTGCTGTCTGGAAAAAGAAACGCAAGGGTGATACTCATAAGGTGCAGTTTTACTTCAAGCATTTTAGCGAGATCGCTCAATCCCGTGAAAGAGAGCTAAAAGATTTTGAAGCTGGTCGGGATGCATTCATCAAGGCTTACAAGCGAATTACCAAACTACCTAGTTCGAACATTTAAAGCGTTTCTAAGCGCTTTTAACCTATTTGAATATTAAACTACTTGGAACGCTCTCAAAAGGCTGTATGACCCCTTAGAATAACTCTGAGGGTGTTCCTCGAAAGGGTGATTGTTTTGTACAAGCAAGTTTATATGAAAGATGTAAATGTTGTCGCTCTCCTTAATGGTGAAGAGTCTTACGGTCACAGGAAAAGTGATCTTGAAAGGTACGGTGTACCAGCTTACTCTGTTATGGTTCATACAGATGATATTTCCCATTGTGGTAATCTGCCATATACCGAGTATATCGAGCCAAAGGCACGCTTTCATTCCCTTATGAGCATGAACATTGTTGCATCCACTAGGATTGATAAAAATTCTTGGTTCACTGAGCAGAATCCCAAGCGAGATAAAGACTATTGGTGGAAAGTATGATCATTGGTGCCACCCTGTTAGTCTTACTCATTATTGTCCACATTGCCGAGATTGAAAATAAGGAGTGACCGCAATGGAAACGTTTGTTTTTATACTTTCTTGGGCAATCCTCGTTGGGTTTTACTTGCTAGTTATTGCTTGCTTGACAATGTGCTGTATGGTCGGACTCGCAATGTCTTCATACACAAAAGAATATTATAAAGGAGCTAAAAAGCTATGATCAAAACTAAATTGTACATCTCAAGAGACTGTTACGATAAAATCAACAAGGAAACTGGCAAGATTGACTGTGCGGGCTTCCGAGATAAGAAAAAACTAGGTTTTAGCGTTATTGACAGCGAGCTAGGAGCGTCCACAATCCAGATGTTTGATGATGACATACCTATTTTTATTGACCTTACAAGAGCGTACGATATCGACAACGAAGAAGATGAATATGACGGTACACCTTATAAGATTTATTGGTTTAAAGACGGTGTAGAGGTGGGTCTATTATGATACAAGAACTTGGCGGCAATATAATTGCTATACTTGTGTGGGTATTACTCGTTACACTTTTGATAAGTTTCGTTATCGGTATTATAACGATTATGTTTGGCTTACTCAGGGGTAATAAGGAGAAACCACTCTGTAAGCATAACTATGTAGTATGCGACTACCGACCAAGCAATATGATTGAAAAGGTTGACCATCCTTATGTGCTGTGTTGTACTATGTGTGGTGACGTTCGCCATGTTAATGATACCCACATGGAGGCACTCATCAGGTTAGGTCTCCTTGAAAAGGAGGACGAGTAAACAAATGAGCCATTTACTATACGCCACACAGGAAGACTTGCAGAAATACCAATCGGGTTATCCTGCTCATATGATTGATAAGACACTCAAAGATAATCTTGTACAGATTCACCTTATGAGTAGTCCTGACAGGGAATTGACTAGCCATGTTCCTGTGATCGTTAACCTTGATTTGAACTATATCATTTACGATGATGAGGGCTTAAAAGGGCTCCACCTCGTTAGACAAAAATAATGTTTGACATGAGGTGCGTAACAGGTTATACTAAGGTCATACCACTTAAGGAGGCAATATTATGCATAAACCAAGCGAGTTAGCTGATTATTTAAACCATGCAATCTATGAGCACTACGGACATACATCCCTTAGGGTTAAACTCAATGACACAAGTGAGGAATCTACCTATTATAGTTTCTTCCTAGTTGACCCTGCTTTAAACTGTGATTGGCACCCTATGAACATTAGAGACGAGGTTCTCGAATTGGTTCGCCAGCGAGCATCAACTCTGGTGGGCATTGAAGCCAAGGTTATCCAAAAAGGAGTTCTTATTTATCACCCTCGGGGGGTACACTAATATGTACGACGATATTGACAGTATCTATTGAGCTTGCCTCCCAGAGGCGGCTCTTTTATTTTGTTGACTGGGTTGACCTCTTGTGTTATACTTGAGAGGGAACCTCCCTGAGAATTTCCTATATAGTAAAACTAATTTTAAAAAAATGACAGGGAGGGTGTTGCTTACAGGGTGGACTCGGAGGGGAAAGCCAATAAGGGTATATACTATTCTGTAAACCACACCCACCGCCTCCGACGAGGCTCCCCCGTCTTCATGAATTTTCGTTTTCCTTTTCCGAATTCATTCGAGGAGCGTTTTCCCATTTCCCCTTAGTTTACATAATGGTTGTTCTCGGTAGTTACTCCTCACCAGCAAACAGATCAGCAATACTGATAGGTGCTGTGTTGTCCTTGTGTTCCTTACTCAGATTAAACTTACGATCCATACCAAGAGACTGAACGAACTTGAGGAACTTACTATCATAGTCAATGTCAAACTGGATACCATTGATAGCTTCTCCTGCATCAGCATACTCCTTACGTTGGTTAAGGATGAAGTTCCTTAGTGCCCTGTCTAGAGTCAGCACATTGATAGGGTCTAGGTCTAGCTCGGGTATGTAGTGGTTCATCATCTGGATATAGAAGGCATCCTCTTGAGCGTCCATAGTGAAGCCCCCATATAGTCCATACACAAAGTGTGCTCGTGGGTTGAGGTTAGCTAGGGAACGCTGTCTTGCTTCCTCAGTCTGTGCCATAGGGGCTAATCCTCCATGAGCTTCACAACGAGTCTTACCCTCTACAGGGGGTTTGCTACAGATACGACCATTCTTGATTCTGGCTCCACAGATAATGTCTACATCCTTTAGTAAGTCCTTGATGAGCTCATACTTCTTGATCCTTGCTTTGTCATACTTCATATCGTTTAACTCTTGGATAGCCGCCTCGGGGTCTTTCTTGGCTTTCCTGATGTAGTGTCTAATGTGTTCTGCCTCGTGTTTTGCTTCGTAATCCTTGTCTTTCCAACTTTTACTCATATGTATTCCTCCTTATTAGCTTCTGGTGTCAGGGAACGAGAAGGCGACCTCATCGGGGTGGGGG